GGCTTATTATAAATAAATCATAATGCAAGCCTTAATAACAACTTTATTAAAGCTGACCTCGTATTATAGGTCAGCTTTTTTTACATCATAACAGGAGAATGTATTGCCTACGTATACATTTCGTGACGAAAATAACAATCAGCAGGTCATGGAGAAATCCATGCGCATCTCAGAACTTGACGAATTCAAGCTTCAAAACCCGCACCTAACTCAACTAATTGTAGGAGCACCAGCTTATGTTGGTGATTCTCACCGTCTCGGGCGTAAAAAACCTGATGCCGGTTTTCGTGATGTTCTTAAAAATATTCAACACCACCACAAAAAGGATAGTATCAATACATGGTAAAACTGTTTTGATAAAAAATTATCCTGATAACAAGGAGAGTTTAATGCCATATAAGCAGCAACGCAGATTGTCTCGTAAAGAAAAGCAAAGAAACGAAAGAGAAACTGATCACATGGTCAGCATTCTAAATTCTAAATTTGGAATGAGAGCTATTAAGCCGCTAACTCCGACGCAATCTGATATGTTTGATTCTTATAAACAGGGTTATAACATTGCAGCTATTGGAACAGCTGGTACAGGTAAAACAATGTGTGCGCTATATTTAGCACTAGACGATGTACTAAACAATAAAGGATACGATCAAATAATTGTTGTTAGATCAGCAGTTCAAACTCGCGAACAAGGATTTATGCCAGGAAGTAAAGAGCAAAAAGAAGCTCTATATAGTGTTCCTTATTCTGATATTGTAAATGACTTATTTGGTCGTGGCGACGCGTATCAAATTTTACAGTCAAAAGGCATGATCAAATTTATGACATCCTCATTCGTTAGAGGATTAACTTTTGATAATTCAGTTATTATTGTAGATGAATGCCAATCAATGACGTATCACGAACTAGATACTATCATTACTCGAGTAGGCGAATCTTCAAAAATTATTTTCTGCGGAGATACAAGACAAGACGATCTACAGCAATCTAAAAATAGAGCAGATGTTTCAGGACTTGGTTCATTTTTAAAGGTACTTAAGAATATTCATTCCTTTGAAACTATTCAATTTACGCCTGAAGATATCGTAAGATCAGGTTTAGTAAAAGAATATATTTTAGCAAAAGAGGCATATTTGCAATTAGCATGACAATAGCAATTTCGTATATAGTTCAAAATACTAATAGCGAATATGAAGAAGCGGGTCTAGACACACTGGACCCGCTTACTACTCTAGAAGGTATTTACGGTAATAGAGATTGGTCTTTCGAGTTAGCATTTTCAGGAACTGATAGCACTCAAGGAGACCCAATCTCTGTTACTAGTATTGTTGCGACTACACCAACTTACGTAATAAAATCTAATGTTGCGAATAACGTAATTTCGATGTCAAAAAATCCAAATGAATTGATATTTCTAGGTGAAGGTTATAGATTCGTAACATTTGGTTCTACAGAACAGACAACTTATACAGATTTATCAGAGCTTCCAGAAGGATTAAATATTGTAGGATGGGATACACCACCTATAAAACGGTTGACAGCAAATTACACATTTGATATAATGTATAGTATACCGAATCAATCTTTGTTGGGTCAAACTGCAACTGTAACATTAGCTCAAGATTTCTTTTGGGATTTTGTATCAGGCGCAGCAAAATTACAACAACAAGTAGCAAATAGCGAGTACTAAAATGCCAGCAGCAGCAAGATTAACAGATTTAATTGCAACCGGTCATCTATGTGATGCAACAGCGCCTATTCTAGGCGCTTTGCAATCTAAAGTTGCAATAGATGGTTTGTTAGCTGCAGTTACAGGTGATTTAGTAGTACCGCATTTTATAAAAGCTGGTAAAGCATGTGTTATACATCCAGCAACAGTAACTGCTACTAGCTCAAGAGTTTTTATCGGTGTCCTGAATGTAGCTAGAATTGGCGATCCAGCAGACCTTGGTGTTATTATTACAGGATCGCCTAAAGTTTTTATTGGTAGTTAAATTAAAATTATATTATGTTTACACACGTTGATCACGGGATTGTACTCCCAACTCTTACACGGCAGACGACCGAGTCTGGCCGCAAATACTTTACACCCGACGGCAATGCTTACCCGTCTATCACCACAGTTCTTTCTATTCTTGGCAAAGAAGAAATTATTGCATGGCGCAAACGAGTAGGTGAAGAAGAAGCAAATAAAATTTCGCGCCAAGCTTCTACTCGCGGTACAGCAGTTCACAAACTTGCAGAAGACTATGTAGATAATAAACCAGATTGGAAAGGCAAACATATGCCTTCTAATATTGCTACATTTAATACTCTTAGACCAGTCTTAGATGCAAGACTAAATAATGTCTGGATGCAAGAAGTTTTTCTTTATAGTGATAAACTAAAAACTGCAGGTCAAGTTGACTGTATTGGCGAATGGGATGGTGTTCTTTCTATCATCGATTTTAAAACATCTAAGCGAGTAAAAAAAGAAGAAGATATCACAAACTACTTCATACAAATGTGTTTCTATGCAGCAGCTTTCTTAGAAAGAACTGGTATAGCTATTAAGCAAGCCGTGGTAGTAATGGCTGTAGATGACAACGAACCACTGATCTTCAAAGTTAATACTTTTGATTACTTAGACCATTTCATTTCAGTTCGTAAAAAGTACAAAGAAATGTACGAAATCGCAAAATAACTGTTGACATTTGTTCTGAAATGATGTATAATATATCTATATCAACAGGAATACATTATGAACATGCAGTTTCTACGCAAACTAGCTTCTGACGAACTCACAGATACGCTATTTTTTGCTACGGGTACTCGCCCAACAAAGACAAAAACGCCTGAAAAATGGTCCCTTCAAGCAGGACAATTTGAAATCGATATTGTTAACAATCGTAATATAAAAGTTAACGGCGACAGATGCAAATCTGTTCCAGAAGCTAAATTTGTTATACAAGAAATGATACAAAACGCTGAATTTGTGTTATAATATATCTATATCAACAAGGATTACATCATGAAATTTGTTAAAGAACTCTTTCAAGCCGCCATCGCAGCATTGCTTTTCGGTGGTCCAATGTTTGCATACTTTCTTTTCGTAATGAAGCCATGAACAAAGATAAAATCAAAGAACTAATGAAGCACGCTGGCACAGATACCAGCGGCAAATGGATGGGCGTTGATCACGTCGAGAAACTTCTCGAAGCGATTACTCTCGAATTCATCGATATTCTTCAAACTGAAATAGATCTTGTTAAAGGATATCAGTCGACAGCTTGCAATAACTTTGATTTCAGTTGGCATCAAGGTAAGATCGATCACTTTGAAAAATTGATTGATAAAAGCAAAGATCATTTTGGAGTTGACAAATGAGTAACCTTACTATTCCACATGAAGTTGCAGATGGTATTGCAGTAGCTTGCATGCAAGATCAACTAAAATATTTAATCGAAGAAACTCGTGCACACGTTGAAGATGGAGCATGGTTGCATCCAGAGGATTATTACAACAATACAGTTAAGTATATCCCTGCACTGAAATTGCTGATTGCTTATTTTGGAGGCACTGTAGATGATTGAGTTGCTCGCATTAATTTGTCTTGTTGGACCAACAATAATTGTACATTATTTGGGAAAATAATATGAACGAACAAATTCAAGAACTTTCGGACATTGCTTATAAAAATCATTTGGCAAGGAATCCGAATTCTTCTTTTGGTCGCCGATCAGATTATGATAAAGAATTCGCCGAGTTGATTGTTAGAGAATGTGCTAATGTTGTAAACGACAATTATTCTCATGGTAGTTCAGTCGTTTACAAGATATTATTTGAACATTTCGGAGTTAAAGAATGACCAAAATCACAGCACATGAAGCCCGTGAACTTGCAGGACCCACAGTTGAAGAACGTGTGGTGGCAGTGTATCCACTAATTCGTGAAGCCGCAGAAAAAAAGCAACGCCGAGTCGTACTGCACGACTGGTGGGCGCATCAAGGTTATGCTGGTAGCAAAGACTACAAACAAGCCCGCATGATTCTTGAAGGTGAAGGTTACACTGTTCGTTTCTTTTACGAAGAACGACAATTTGTGGACATGTACACAATCGTGGAGTGGTGAAATGAACGAACGAATTAAAGAACTTGCCGAACAGGCTACTATTGATATTAAAGATCAATATGGTTATTGGATTGGTAGCGAATTAGATATGGAAAAGTTCGCCGAGTTGATTGTGGCAGAATGTACCGCGGCTTTATTTGATGAATCGGAAAGATTGTCTGGATTGTATTCGGACGAAGACAATTGGGACTCGGCTGAGGAATATGAAATTCGTTCAAATCAATGTATTGATGACATATCCTTGATTGAAAAACATTTCGGAGTCCAAGAATGAACGAACGAATTAAAGAACTGATCGAACAGGCTACTACCTTTGAGGAGATATGGGGTAGAGGGTTCGACACTACACAATATACTGAGCACTTCAGTAAAGAAAAGTTCGCCGAGCTGGTTATTGACGAATGCTGTCTCAAGCTATTAGATATGGACCAAAAGGTTAATGGAAATCATAACTATTATAAGCATGCAGCAATTGAAATTAAACGGAGTTTTAAATGAATATCGAACGAGTGTTTGTATTTAAGCAAAAAGTATCAGACTCAACGCGTCCTTTACTTTATGCATTCAGAGAATCTGAAATCAAGACTATCGAAAGCCAATGGGGAAGCCAAAACTGTTATCTTGTTATCAATGGCATAAATGTAGAAGGAAGTTTTGATAACTTTATTTCTGCACTAGGAACACGAGTAGATATACCATGAAAAGTGCTATAATGTATATTGTTTCAATTGTAGTTGTTCTAGCAGCATTTCTTTTGATAGTCGATTATTCTAGCGCAATTCCAGATGTGCTGTTTAGTCACTCAACAGGAGAATGTGTTGGAGTACAAAACTATATGGCAATCTTATTTGAAAATCCTGTTTACAGTTGCGAAAACCTACCAACTAAATATAATCATATCTGGGTAAAATAATGAATTTATTTGTTCTTTCTAAATGTCCGACAGAAGCAGCTCAAATGATGTGCGACAAGCACATTCCAAAAATGATTGTAGAAGCTGCTCAAATGCTTTCTACGGCTCATCGCATGCTAGACGGCCGTCTTGAAAGAAAGCCGTCTAAATCTAGCAAGCGAACAGTGAATGGATACGTGCATCTGAATCCAACACTAGACAGCGTGCTGTATAATGCTGTGCATCACGCACATCCTTGTACTGTCTGGACTATGGAGACAAAAGCTAATTACGAGTGGCACTACAAGCACTTCGTAGCTCTCTGTGCTGAGTTTGAATTCAGATATGGTAAACAACACCTTACTGCACAGAAGCTCACAGAAGTCCTCAGAACACCTCCAATAAATATACCTGATACCACATTAACCGCGTTTCCACAAGCGATGAAGCATTATCCAGAATGCATGGTAGAAGGCGATTCAGTACAAGCATATCGTAACTATTATCATGTTGCTAAGTCTTTTGCAAAATGGGCTAAAGGCAGGCAAGCTCCAAGCTGGTGGGAAGGATACAAAGGAATAGCTGCGTGATTACAGAAGTTTGGTTACTTATTACGGCAATTGTTTATACATTTGTCGGCATGTCTTTTAGACCATCTCAGAAAGATATGGCAATTACTATTATTGAAACTACTGTCGATAGATTGATAGCCGATGGATATATTAAAACTCGTAAAGACGAAAATGGTCAACTTGAGTTAATGAAGTATAACGAAGAATGATATATGAAATATATTATCATACATCCTACTGAAGGAATATTTCTTGGTACTACAAAAAATCATGGACTTAGCGTTGACGGCGAAATTCAAAGTCCAAGAATACTTGCGCTTTTTTCATCTAATAATATATTCGATATTGTTAAAGCCGTTGGCTTTTTTACAGAGAAAGACGCTCTAGAATACAGAAAATTGTATATTGGAAAGAGGTTTCCAGAATCTTTTGTTGCTAGCGTTCAAGATGAAAACAATAACGATCCATACGTAGATGTTGTTGATATTGTTAAATCTGGCTATGGAGAATATGCTTGGGGTATGATTGATGCTCTACCAACTCCAAGTGATACCATACATTAAACTGTAAATTATTGTTTACAGATTAGGTGTAAACGATCGTTTACACTAAAAAATGAGCATATTTTTGCAAAAAGTGTATCTTTTTTGACACACTTTAGCTAAAACAGTTGACACTTGTTCTGAATTGATGTATAATTAATACATGAACGGAACAAACAATACTACCAAACGTAAGCGTAGAACAGATCGCAACCATGCAATTTACGAATTGTTTTGCGAAGCAACTGGCGAAAGCTACATTGGAGTTACTGTTTGTTCTGGTTCTGCATTGAATTCTGTACGTAAACGGTTTAACTCTCACGTTAGCCGTGCTAATACAGACACTTGGAAATGGAACTTGTGCGAAGCACTTCGTACACATGGATGTGAAAAGTTTACTCCTTACTTGCTAGAAGTTGTACGTGGCAAAACGTCTGCTCATGCTAGAGAACGTGAACTGATTGCAACTATGAAACCTGCTTTGAATTCTCTTTAAAAAAGAGTTGACATTTGTTCTGAAATGATGTATAATTAATCATAGATTGAAAAAAGGAACTAAAATGGGTACTCGTTCATTGATTGGTATTTACGACGCAGAAGATGGTTCAGTTACTGCTTCTTATTGCCATTATGATGGTTATCTCGATGGTGTTGGTGCTACTTTAGTTAAGTCGCACAATAACACTTGGAATGCAGCTAACATAGCTACTGGTGGATACATTTCATGTCTCGGTGCAGATTACGAAGAATCGAAGCAAAAATCTGCTAATTCTGATGAAGCTGTGAATTACGCTAGCGTTATCGAATACATGAAAGCTGGATTTGATGATTACGGTGTAGACTATCTTTACCTTTTCGATGGCGAAGCTTGGTTCTTCTGCAAAAACAAAAATGTTGGATTCGAAGAAGTTGCAATTAATTTAGAAAATGTTCAACAAACAGTTGACATTTGATCTGAAATGATGTATAATTAATCATACAACGAAACAAAGGATATAAAATGAGTGCATTGACAACTTACGTAGATCGCAAAAACGCTTGGGCTAAAATCTTCAAAGGAAAGCAATTGAGTTTGCAAAATTCTGAAGATCGCAAAAGTATTGCAAGAAGCATCGATTCGGATCTCAGTCCAGAAAATCTTACTTGTGATGGCGAATTAAGCCGCAGCCAAGTGCAAACTCGCTACAAAGCGTTGACTGCTGCAGCAAAAGAGTTGGCTCGGTTGGACCCTGTTGCTGCCAAAGAAATGTACGAATTTTCTGCAGACTAAAAAACAGTTGACATTCGTTCTTAAATGATGTATAATTAATCATACAACAAAACAAAGGATCAGAAATGATTAAATGTGAAACTCCAGATTACGCTATGTATACAGACTTCGGTAACGATGCTGTAGATGCCATTGTTCGCGGTGCTAAAACGCTTAAGCTAACATGGCCACAAGTTCTGCAAGAACTTAGCGATCTTGCTAAGCGCTTTCCAGAAGACTTCGGCGAAGCTACTGACACTGCAGTTCGCGAATGTGTCTACACTGCTCTCGAATTTGACACAGACTTTTACGTCTAAAACAGTTGACATTCGTTCTCAAACGATGTATAATTAATTTTTAAACCACAGGACTTATATTATGGCTCACGAACTTGAATTTGTAAATGGCGTTGCTCAAATGGCTTACCGCGAATCTAAAGGTAAACCTTGGCACGGTCTCGGTACTCCTGTTAACGATGAAATGACTCCACCAGAGATGATGAAAGCTGCTGGATTGGATTGGGATGTTGAGAAAGTTGATACCTTTATTCGCTATAAGGGTGACACTATTAAGACCGGCCAGCAAGCTCTGGTGCGTTCTAATGATGGTAAAATTCTTACGCAAGTTGGACCTGGTTGGAATCCAGTGCAAAACGCAGAAGCTTTTGACTTCTTTACAGACTTCGTAAGCGCTGGCGACATGATCATGGATACAGCTGGCTCCTTGAAAGATGGACAGATTGTCTGGGCTCTTGCAGACGTTCGTGATGGCTTCTCTCTGTTTGGCGGTGACGAAGTTAAAGGTTACTTGCTGTTCTCTAACCCACATCAATACGGTAAAGCAATCGACATTAAGTTCGTAATGGAACGAGTTGTTTGCAATAACACATTGGCTGTTGCTCTTAACGAAAAAGGTCAACCTTCTTTGCGAGTTAACCACCGTTCAAAGTTTGATGCAAATAAAGTTAAAGAAATTCTTGGCTTGTCACACAACAAAGTTGAGAAGTTCAAAGAAGCTGCAGAATTCCTTGGCTCTAAGCGATACGACCGTGCTCAGCTTGAGCGCTTCTTCGGTAAAGTGTTCGGCGAATCTACTCGCGAAAACAAAGTACTGTCTCGTACTGCAGAACAGGCTATGGAATACGTAGAAAATCAGCCAGGCGATAACTTCCGCCCAGGTACATGGTGGAATGCTTACAATGCAGTCACCTTTATGGCTGATCACAAGTTGGGTCGTAGTGCAGATACGCGTATGACTTCTGCTTGGTTTGGTACCAATGCAAAACGTAAAGTTGAAGCGTTGGATATGGCCATCGAAATGGCGGAGGCGGCGTAAGCCGTCTTTTTAAGGGAAAATAAAACATGAAGATTCTTATCTTTGGATTGCCAGGTAGTGGAAAAACTACTTTGGCAAAACCATTGGCTGAACTTCTCGGCGGGATTCATATCAATGCCGATGAAGTACGCACACATTATAATGATTGGGACTTTACACCAGAAGGTCGTATGCGTCAAGCAATGCGAATGAAATACTTAAGTGATGGTGTTGTAAAAGCTGGAAAGATCGTAGTCACGGATTTTGTAGCTCCTACTAAACAAGCTCGTGATGAGTTTGGAGCTGACTACACAATCTGGATGAATACAATTGATGCAGGTCGATTCGAAGATACGAATAAAATGTTTGTTAAACCAGACCCAGCAGACGTTGATTATGAAGTATCTGCATGGTTTGATGATACCCACGTGCAATTGCTAAAAGTTCTTTCATCATTTATGAAGCGAAACGATAATGAGTGAAGTAACTAAAACACGGCACATTGTCAAAACTATCACTTGGCGAATTACAGGTTCATCAGCTACATTCTTAATTGCTTATTTGATGACAGGCAGTTTTGGCATTGCTGGTACTATCGGTGTTGCTCAAGTTGTTGTTAACACAGTACTATATTACATTCATGAACGAGTATGGTACAATTATATTAAAATTGGATTGAAAGGTAAAGAAGATGTACGATAAACCTATGTTTGATTATAAAAAGCCTACCACACAAATGTTGGGCAGGTGGCAACCTTGGCATGATGGACATACTGAGTTGTTTAAAAAGGCTCTTGCTGTAACAGGTCAAGTAGCTATTATGATTCGAGATGTTGGCGGTATTGTTGGACAAGATGCTGGTGCCGGCCGCACAGTAAAACAAGATGATAATCCTTTTAATGAAATCCAAGTAGTCGAGAACATTGAAGCCGGCCTTGCAAAAGAAGGTTTTAATAATGGCTTCGAATATATTATCCTTGTGGTACCAAACATTGTTGACATTAGTTATGGTCGTGGTGTAGGATATACATTTACACAACATGATCTTGGTGAAGCAATTCATAGTATTTCTGCTACTAAAATTCGGGCACAACTCCGTGAAGAAGGTAAACTGTAATGAAAATCGAAGTACAAGAACATACTTGCCAACTATTCAAACGCGATTCTAAAGGTAAAGTTCGCGAATGGGAAGCTATGTCTGGCACCGATGGCACTAACTGGTATTGGTGCACAGTCTCTGGTCTTGATGACGGTAAGAAAGTTCAATCAGGATGGAAGATTGTAGAGCAAAAGAACGTTGGTAAAGCTAACGAAACTTCTCTACAAAAACAAGCTCGTGCAGAAATGCAAGCTGAGTTTAGCAAGAAAAGAGAACGTGGTTACTTCGAATCGCTTTCAAATATTGATACATTTGAAAAGATTAAACCAATGCTTGCTATTAAGCACGAGGACGTTGATTACAACTTCGAAAAAGAAGTGTATTATTCTCAGCCAAAACTAGACGGCATTCGTTGTATTGCTCGTATCGATGGTTTGTGGTCTCGTGCTGGAAAAGAAATTGTAGCAGTTCCGCATATTGAAGAAGCACTTAAAGGATTCTTTGAAAAGTATCCAGATGCTATTCTCGATGGTGAACTATACAACCACGATCTTAAAGATGACTTCAATAAGATTACTTCTTTGGTTCGTAAAACTAAACCAACCGCAGAAGATATTGCAGAAGCAAAGCAATTGGTGCAATACCACACATATGACGTAGTAGAAGTGCCAGAAGAAGTCGAAGATGTACTCTTTATCGATCGATGGAAGTGGCTTCGCAGCCAGAAATTTAATACTTTTGTTAAGGTCGTAAACACTGACATTATTTCACATCGTGAAAAACTTGATGCCATTTATGGTGAATATCTGCAAGACGGATATGAAGGACAAATGATACGAAAGAATACAGTTTACGAGCAAAATAAACGCTCAAAATCACTCATTAAACGTAAAGAATTCCTTACAGATGAGTTCCCAGTAGTGGCTGTAGAAGAAGGTAAGGGTAACTGGTCTGGACACATTAAACGGTTCATTCTGGCCCTTCCTGGAGGCACCCAGTTTGGTGCTGGAGTACGCGGAACACAGGAGACTATGGCTACTATGTTTGAGAGTAAAGAAGTGCCTTCCTGGGCCACTCTGAGGTACTTCACACCAACACCAGATGGTATCCCACGGTTTCCAGTTGTAATTGACTGGGGTACAGGAAAACGTGAAGATTAACTGTTGACAATCACTGAAAAACAGTGTATAATATATCTATGAACAACCTAAACGGAGAAAATTATGAGCGTTATTGATACTGAAACGTTGCCTACAGTAATTACTGAGGAACATCGAAAGAAAATCCAAGGAGCATTGTCTGAGATGTCTGCTTCTTATACACGAGCTGAAGCAGAAAAAGATCATCAAAAAGGTATTGCCGAGATGATTCTTACTGAGTGTATGGTACCTAAGAAAGATTTTGTTAGACTTGCCAAGATTTACCACGCATCTACACTAGCACAAGAAGCTGCTAAGAGTGAAGAGTTCATGCAGTTTGCAGAAGCTGTATTGGCTCCAATGGATCGACGTATTAGCAATAGCTAATTAAATGCCCAAGGCAACAGCATACCCACCCGCTGTTGCCTTGTTTTGAAATGAGGGTGGAATTTTTAAAATGGAGTTTTTATGACTAAAAAAGAACGCTTGCTTTCTTTCTTGCAAAATGGTTCTGCAGCTACACCTAAACAAATCACAAGTATGTTTGGTATCGCTAATCCTTCTGCAACCGTATCTGAGTTGCGCAAAGAAGGTTTTGCAATTTATGCAAATACAACAAAACTACGCAATGGCACCACAGTGACTAAGTACAAAGTTGGTACTAACCTCACTAAAGGAATCGTTGCAGCTGCTGCCGCAGCCGGATATTTCGCAGCTTAATACTGACGAAAAAAAGGGAAGCTCGAAAGCTTCCCAATTATTTTAAGTGGGCCGGTTAATCCGGCCTTCTTATTGTGTGCTATCTTAGAACAAGTTAGCGATTGCAACTCTACGGTAGTACACGTTAGTACTTGTAACTAGTGAACCGTCGTTTGCAGTAGCTCCGCCGCGTGCGAATGGGTTAGCAACCATGCCGTAACGGGTTTTGAATCCGATTTTTGGCTGGAAGCTGTTCTCACCAACTGCGCGAACCATTTGTAGCGGTACGTATGGGCAGTAGAAGAGACCTGCGTCGAATGCAGAAGATCCTTTGTAGCCAACTACTAGGTAGTTTGCGCCAGCATATGGATCGATGTACACTCTGTAGCGACCGTTTAGAACACCAGCAAATGTATTGCCTGTGTCATCAACGGCTAGTGCGTTGCCGTTTAGAGCTGGAGTGTAGTCAAGGATACCGGCCATTTGTAGAGCAGATGCAACATCTGAAGAACAAATAACGATATTGCCTTTACCACGACGAGTAGCTTTAGCGATTGCGTTGGCTTCTTGTTCGATTTGGAACATTAGACCCTTGAATTTCTCAACTGACCAACGACCGTTAGCGTCAACGTCAAGATCGAAAGTACCTGCAACTGCAGTACCTGCTGCGCCTGCTACGGCTGTAGAATAAACTGTACGAACTAATTCACGGTTGATTTCAACTAAGATTTCAGACTGTAGAATGTTCGCTAGTTCTGTTTCAGCATCTAGACCGTGAACGGCTTTAAGATCCTGTGCAAGCTCAGTAGTGTACTCAGCTTTTAGAGCTCTTGACTTAGCAGCAACAGTTACTTTCTCGATAGAGAAAGCCATTTCTGCAAAGTTAGTGCCGTTACCGTCGCCTAGGGCTTCAGCAGCTGCAGTAGCCATACCAGTACCAGTTGAGAACAACGATGTGTTAGCAACAGTACCTGGAATAGTACCAGTGTGTGTACCTGCACCAGAGAAACCGGTATTAGTTTCATTGAAGAAAGCTTCTGTACCGTTTGTTGCGTTTGTATACTTAGAACGCATTGCAAAGATCAAGCCTGTTGGGCCTGTCATTGGTTGAACGCCAGCAATATCATATGCCATTAGGTTAGGCATTGCACGACGTACTAGGGAAATAAGTACTGGATCGTAACCGGCTACTGGACCAGTAGCTGTAGAACCAGAACTATAACCGCCTGTACCGACAGCGTTAGTTGGAGTTTCAGAAAGCAAACCTGTCATGGAAGCAGAAATATCGCCTGATTCCATTAGAGCGCGCTCTGTGTTCTCTAGAATAGTAGCAGTTACGCTACGCTTGTGTTGATCAGCGATTGGTGCGAAAGAAGAGTGCTCAAGAATTGGGCCCCATTTTTCGACAAGTGCTTGATAGTTTGACTGTGCCATATTGTCTATCTCCTTAATTAAAGTTCTATCTGAATCTATTTATAAAAATTACTGTTTTGCTGACTGTTGTCTTGAGTTCAACGACGCAACAAGAGCGTTAATTGAAGAATAGTCAGAGACTGGTTTCTTAATTGCTGCTTCTTCTGTAATGATTTCTTGCTCAACATCGGAAACATCTTCTGCAATAACTTTCTTTGGTGTATTAAAGAAAGATTCTTTTAGAGTAGTAAGATCCGATTTGTATTCTTCGATATCATTAGTACCAAGCTTTTCAGAAAGTACTTTCAATCTTTCACGTTGAGTGATAGTAAGATCTTCAGTCATTTCGTCAAAAACTTTTCCGGCTTTGAGCGATGCTACTTGCTTTTGTAGTTCAACGTTTTCGTTGATTGCTTCATTAGCAGTAGTTTTAAGTTGCTCAACTTCTTCTTCAAGACCAGCAACTACGTCAACTGTTTCATCAGTAACGTCGATGTTGTGCTCTTCAAAGAGAGTCTTAAGACCCGTCATTAATGACTCAGCCATTTCAACCTTAATTCCGGCTTCGATAGCAAGTTCATTTTCTTTCATCCACTCTTCTACTACGTAGTCGAGATATGAGTCAAGATTTTCTACAATTTTTTCTACTGCTGAATCAACAGATTCTTTCATTTCTTTTTCAAGAATTTCTGTTTGTTCTGCAATAATTTCGTTAGCTTTTGCTGTAGCTGCTTCATTAACAGCTGCTTCAAATACTAATTTTACTTTAGATGTGAATTCTTCTGAAAGATCCATACCTTCGAAGATTGCTGCGATTGATTCCTCAATCTCAATTTCTTCGATAACTACTTCAGAGTCAGCGTCCGCTTCTTCTTTAACAGCCCCTGGTGCGCCAGGAACTTTGCCAGGTGTTGGATCAACAGACTTTTTAACATCCGCTTTTTTCTTAGCAATTGCTCCGCCTGCACCGGTTACAGGGTCTGCAATCGTTGAGACTCCGTTATCAGACGCAAGTTTTTCAACTAGTTCTTTTGTCATAAGTTTTACTCCTTTTAGGTTATATTCTATATGCTTAACTATTTATAATAAATTAATTTTTAAGCGATTTCACAAAGCGCTCGAACAAACGAGCCGCTGTGCTTTCGTCTACTCGACGAACTACTCTTTTAACTTCTTTTTCAATTTCTTCTTGAATTTCTTCAATTGCTTGTTCAACTGATACGTTTGTAGGTAACCAGTTTCCACGAGCAATATCGTAAAAATACTCGGTGTTTTCCATAATGCCATTTACGAAGCAATTTGGACCTGAAGGATCTGTTACAATATCAACTGTAGCTAAATGGAAATCTTTTTGGACTTCCATAATACCTTCTGCTGTCTGTTTTACAGAGCCTAGGCCTCGAGTTGATACACCAAACATAACACCTTCGTCCATTAATGTCTTAACGATATTACCCATTGGAGTGCCGAGAATTTTTGCTTTGCCAACAAAGTTAGATCCATCTCTCTTCATTTCTGTAATAAGATGAGATACTCTGTCGCCATTAATGGCTGGACCGTCAGGATGACCTAGTTCACCAAGAGCTCTCTTAGTGCTAATAAAGTCTTTCTGATATCTTTTCATTTCTTTTTCAAGAATTTCAGATGAATACATTCTACCATTACGGTTTTTGATATCACCTTGCATGAAGATGCCTTCAATGAAGTGAGACTTTTCGCCTGTTGCTTCATTTAGCTCTGTTTTAAAGCTGCATTCTTCTACAACTTCGGTTATTAGTTTCATTTAAGCACCTTTTGTTATTCTAATTTGTATTTATAATTACGTTTATTAGACTCTAGCGTCATAATAATTCTTGGATATTTCACCACGAACATATGTTTCGCCAGCTTTTCTGCATTTAACATACGTATATTGTGGGTTACCACCAGGTGGTGTAAACGTTCTAATTCCAGCTGCAGTAGTTCCATTAGCATCTACATATGTGTCAGCTGCAGTTGCAGCATCATCAAATTCCCATATGCCGTTAGATCCTGGAACTACTACCCAAGCCATATTACATTGCCTCTTTAGCAAATGCTAAAATTTCTGCAAATCCTGTTTTATCTTTCATTGCAGTTTCAGTCATTTTCTTTACGCTACCAGAAGACATACCGCCCATAAGTTTATTAAGAATGTCGGCATCTTCTTTTTTAAGAACCGATGATGAACCATCTTTAAACTTAACAATACCTTGTTGGAATGCTTCGTCTAACTCAACTTCTTCATGCATTACGTGTTGAACTTCGTAATCACCAGCCGCGTCAGAATCAGACCACTTATCGTAAGCAGCCATATTTCTAAATGTCTTAGTGAACGGTGTTGACTTCATACCCTTAACACCTTTAACAACAACCTTTTTCTTGTCATCCATGTCTTTTTCGTAAGCAGCTTCTTTTACCGGCTTTCTAGAATAGACAGTACCCGTAGAAACTTTCTTAGAATCAAAACCAGCCTTTTCACCAGCCTTTGTTGGGATCTGGCTCTTATAATTCTTTAAATCAAAAGGGCTTACTGGTTTTTCTGCTGCTTCTTTCTTTAAAGCGCCTCGTGCTTGAGCTGATGCTAACATAGCAATACGATCAGCAACACCTGCTATACCAGGTTTAATATCTTTTGCTGCTTTCTTTTCACCGGCAGTTGGATTGTTAATGTGCTTCATTGTAGTTTTAGCCTGATGACTTTGAGCTTCATCTACTTGTTCTACTTCTTCTTTTAAGCTACCAGCTAAAAGCTTTTTAGCCTTTTCATGATCTCTTTGACCAACAATAATATGATGTCCAGCGCCTGCACCTTGTTGTGCAAAAATACCAGCTTTTTTCAATTTACTGATATGCTTATCGTTATCGTCCATGTTATTAGCTGTTGTTTTAATAACAGCATCGCCACGGCCTTCATCTACTTGCTCAGCAGCTTCTTTGTTTAATAACTTAAAATCGTGCTTATCGATTTTACCGTTCTTATTTTTATCAATCTTGTGCTGATCGCCTTTAAGTTCTTCTTTAACACCTTTTTCATTTTTAGATGCCCAGATTGCTTTGCGTTGTGCATCAGAAGCAAAACCTTCATTCTTCTTAGCTCTAATCATAGCCAAGTCTTCACCATCAATCTTATTATTCTTATTATGGTCTATTTTCTTTTGCTTAGGAGAAAGTGCTTCATCCATATCATCAGCGTAACCCATGTTCATGTAGTCCATCTGATTTTGTCCTTGCATATACGAATACAAGGTTTTCATTTCTGAATGTGTAGCAGCTAATTTATTTTGGAACCACTCTTCTGGGTCGCTATTAAGCTTTAGCATACCAGAAATTTCTTCAGCAGCATAGCAAATAAATGCTAGTTGATTCATCATCATTGGAATTTCTTCTTGAGGCTGTTCTGTTAGATCTGTAGATTCTCTCATTAATGCACTATGCGCATCTTGCTTTTGCTTTAAAGATTTTTTAGCCATAGCTAATTTCATATTAGCTTCGTCATCTTTTGGTGCTAAAGGTTTTAATTTTTCGATTCGTTTTTCTAAATTTGAAATTTCTGTTTCAAGTTTAAAAGCAGCATCAGAGTTTTTAACCTTCATCTCTTCAAGATCAACAGATTCATATGCAAGATCGTAATTAGCATCGCCTTCTTGGTCTGCTTTATTCTTTGCTTTTGGCTTAGTGCCTTTAAACTGTGTCTCAGGAGCAACTGGGTGATTCTTCACCTCAACCTTGTGCTGAGCTTTAAAAGCTTTTTCTTCTGCTGGTTCTGGTTGCGCAACTTCTGCCATCATTGCTTTAAAGGACTTCATCGGGAATCTCCTGGGTTTAATTTGATTTGATTATATTTATCCATTTATAATCTTTGTATTTTTTCGGGTAGTACTACTTTGTAATTGCGCTGGCGGAATTGCTGATGGTGCAGCAACTGGGGCTGATGCTTGTGGTGGAGCAGCATCAGCTTCTTCTTCGTCAGGATCTTCTATTGGGCCTTCTTTGGCCATCTCTTTATCCATATCTTTTACTTCTTCATCTGACATGCGAAGAACATTTTTACGAATCCATGCTTTAGAATAATATGTGCCAATATGATCTTGAACTTGCTGAAGAGTAGAAAGTCTCTCTCGCATAATTTCTGCTTCTTTTAATTCTTCAAAATAGTTATCTTTAATGAAGTCAAAGCGTAAATCATTTTTAATCTCAGCAAATTCTTCAGGTGTCATTATACCTTTAAGAATAACTTGCTTTTCTAATAGTTGGTTAAAAATAGATGCAAATCGTGTTCTTAAACGCTTAATAAACTTACCGAATTTTAATTCGTCTCGAGTGATTTCTGAAACACGACCAAACGAATACATTGTTTCTGGTTCTAAACGAGATAAAGGAACTTTAAGTGATTTGTAAAGTTTTCGTTGGAAGTATTGCATGTTACTGTCATCAGTTAAACCTGCTGCACTACCACCTGCTAGAGTATCAACTTCTGTAGTTCTTTCCCCGCCTCTACGTGGGAACCAAAAGTCTTCTGTCATTGTCATCATTTTACGAGCATCAGATATTTCGCCAGTTGCAGAATTATATTGCAACTTATTCTTGTGGCGAGTCATCATGTCTCTTAGATACTGCTCAGCTTTCGACTTAGGAAGATTACCAACGTCAATATAGAAAATTCTTCTTTCAGGAGCTCGTGTAAGAGTATAAATGATTGTAGCATCTTCAAGCATCCTTAACTGGTTGATTGGCTTAATAGCTGGATGCAAATGAGAAAGAACAAGTGAGTTGTTTTCGCTCATAATACCTGATGTTACACGAGCAATAGAGTCTTTTGCAATCCTATATCCTTGAACACCTTGCGATACGCTAGTTGAATTATCTGTGCCAAAACCGTTTTCTGAATACATGTAGTATTCGTTTTTGATTTTTTTAATTGGCATGCCAGAATGTGGATCTTTTTCTCTCTTATCCATTTCACGAATAAGTTTGATTTTACGAGGATCTACATATCTTAGTTCTTGAATACCATCTTTGATATTGTCATTATCAATAATAACATGATAGTTTAATCTACCATCAACATAAAATTTACTAAAAATATCGTAAGCTGCATTAGAAAAATCCATTAAAGAAAGTACTTCTTGAAATTCTTCGGTAAGCTTATCTTTAACTTTGTCTGGTAAATCTACATCATCTAAAACCAATTCAACAACGTCTTCATCTAAGTCTACGCTAATTGCTTCGTTTACAATTTCGTCTACAGCTTGGTTAATTTCAGGCTGCATCGCTAAACCGCGATATTTGGTTACTAATTCAGATTCTGTTTTAGCAGTACCTTCCATATCAAGAATGGTACTATAAAACCCGCCCATAGCAGTGCCAACGGTAATAGCACCGTCGTCATTTTGGGGCTCGGCAAAAGAAACCGGCGCTGTGCCGGTGTCTTCGTCGTCTTCTCTTTTTATTTCAAAGCCAAATATCTTCACTTTATTTCCTCATATTATATAATTACGTAGTTGGAATGCCGGTAGCGCCTTCAACTTTCCATAAATCGTACTGGAATGTAATATTAAATTCTTCAATTGCGTCTGTTTGAGACCAATCCAATTGAATACCATCAACAGAAATTGGGAACATACCTTCGAAAACGTATGTACGCAGTGGTGAACCATCTTTACTATATTGAGTAACTTGTCCGGTAGACTTGTACTGTTGAGGTAAACCTCTTGAGTTAGAGTCATGTGAGTTGATGAAGTTCATCCACTCTTCCATAGAGTTGCGAATAGCAAAATCTTCGTCGTTGATAACGGTTACTGTCCAATCTGCAAATGTTCTATCACCAGCATACTTGACCTGGCGCCCAAAATAAGGCACCACGTATTGACCAAGTGTTGACTCTGGAATGCCAGCTGCTCTAATCATAAATGGAATTTTGATATCAGCAGCTGGATTAACAGGGTTAGTGATTTGACATTGGAAGAGTGTAGGACGTGCACCGCCACCTACAAGTTCTGACTTGAACTGGTTGATGTTAAATGCCATATGTCTATCTCCTATTTAAATCTATTTATTAAGTAAGTTGGCCAACAATTTCATCAAATTCTACACCTGTTCTAGTTGCTACGAATGTAAGTTCGATAACATTAATAGAACGAGCAGGTTTGATAAAGATGCTTGCGCGGAACTTGTTTTGGTCGATGATTTCTGGTGTATTAACAGAAGCGTCAGAAACGACTCTAAAGTCAATAATACCACGACGACCTTGAATATCGCGAAGGAACGGATCTACAATATTCTTGAATTGCGTCTGAGAAAATTCATCATTAAATTCAAATAAGAAACTTTCAGCTGCTGTAGCAATTGATTTTTCAACCGCAATAAACAGTCTACGAACATTAATGCGATCAAATGCGCTTGCAAGACCAAGCATTGTTTTATCGCCAAATAGAACAATACCACGGCCAGTTTGTGACATAACTGGGTTAACGTCTGCGCTGTATAGTACATCTCTTTGTGGCTTGCTTGGATTAAAAGCTAGCTTAACAATGTTTTTGATGATACCTTTTCTATAGCCAGCTGGTGATTCCCAAGCTTCAACTCTTGAAGAAAGACCTGCCATATCGCCGTTTAGAGGAGTCCAACGATACTTATCATTGTATTTGTCATAACGGTACTTATAACCGCTATCCATAAATGCATATGATGAGTTCTGGATCTTGTTGCGATATGCAATAGCGTTATCCATCTTAGTATTAGTCTTAAGCTCGTCAACAACAGCTTCTTTAGAAGGTGATAAGAAAGCTACGCAATCTCTTCTGTAGTCTACAACGTTTGAAACAATGTAGTTTGCTCTAACACCAGCATCATCGCCTTTACCTTGAAGAACAAAAGAAATATCAATTTCGTTTGTATTCTTTAAAGTATCCCAAGCGAATGCTAAAGAGCTTAGAGTTGCATTACTTTCTGTTGATGTGTCTGTTCCGCCGTCCATTCTTTCATACACGTTTTCTTGCGAAGTTGCTGCCCCAATTACTGTAGTATTAGCAACTTTAATCCATGAAGACATGTTGTCAATAACTGTTGCGTAGTAATTAGTTGCGCCTTGCGGAGTTGTTGCATTATTAGCAGTAGATAAGTTTTCAAATCTTTCAAGCACAGCGTTTGGAGTACCACTAATTAAACCGTCTTTATCGATAACAGCTACGTGTACATAATTTGTGTTTGGTGCTTTACCAAATACTGAACCATATTGCCATTTTTTAACAACAGATAAATTGTTTAGATTAGATTCTGCTAACGTATATCTGCTGCTAAACGAAATAGATTGTGTAAAACCAACCGTAGCAGTTATTGCAGTATTACCAGTACCAAAAGTTTGTTGAATGTTAGTAACAGACGCTGCTGTAACAACCAATTCTTGGAAGCCAACACTTGAGTTGCCAACAACCATAACGTCACCGGCAGTGATAGTCGGAATACTAACGTTGTTTGCAACTTCAAAAGAAACCGTATTAGCATTAAATGCTATAGTTTGAGTAACTGATGTGTTTGCAATAGCGTTAGGTGGAATAGTACCGACTGCAGCAATTTCTTTAGAAAAAGCGTCTTTTGTAGACCAAGCAACTTCAATAGAGTTACCTAATGCGCCTGGATATTTTGCATCAAAAGCACCATAAACACTACTTCCCGGAATAACTTCATTATTACCATTAAGAACAAGTGATGTACCTGAAGCAGTTTCAGAACCGTCGTCAGCACGAACTACATAAACCGCGTTTGAGTACGAAAGATAATCTGCCGCAGTAAAAAATGTCTCATAGTTTGTGTCTGTTGGTTTACCAAAGCGGTCTACTAGATCATTTTCTGACGTAATCAGAATAGGATCGTTAGTTGGACCCCATTTAAAAATTCCCGCGATTGCTGCTGGTGGAGTTGCAAAGCCAGAAACTGACTGACTTGCGTCCACTTCGCGAACAATAACGGAAGGACTTACGGAAAAAGCCATGTTTTTCTCCTTTATTGAATTAGAAACACGTGTTTAATTTATTATTACTGTTTCTATTTATAAATTTATCGATTTGCTTGAGTGAGCCGTCATAATACAAGACCGTCGTTCTCATAGAAAACGTCACCGTCATCTATAAATCCAAATGGTAACATATCTTCTTCAATTTGCTCGTCTGTTTTTTCTCTTAACTTGATTAATGTGTTTATGTCTGTCATGTCCTTAAAGTATGCTTGCTCTGTCATCCAAGAAAATAACACTAGATTCATAACTAGGTCATCATGAAAACCTGGTTCTGCCTCAAATGAGTTTGCTTTTTTAGAAAACCTACTCAATTCTTGTATAGTATCATAGTCTCTTATGAGTAATTGGTTTTGCTCAACCAGCATTTTAAGCATAGAACACCCAGTACCTTTTACAGTTTTTGTTGTTCTAATACCATTTTCTACGTTTTTACCAAAACCGGCACTAAGTACTTTTCCGCTTCGACCTGAGTTTTGCGTATAAAGTAAATTCTCATAACCATAGTCTATATGCAATACGTCTACAACTTGACCACCAATATCGTTAATTTCAACTAGCAATCCGGCGGTATTGTAAACCATTCCAATTCTATTTAATACAGAAGCAAAATCAATAGGTCCTATGTAATTATCTCTAAAAACAGCAACTTGTCGATAAGGCATTTCCGTAATGTTAAAAACTGTAAACGTTGAATAGTCTAATCCTTTTCCTCTAGCAACGTCAGCAGTAATTACGTATTGTTGATTTTTTTCGGGTCTTTCGTATTGAATTAAACCTTCGCTTTTCATTATAGGTCTATCAGGATAAAGTTCTTTTAACTTTGAACCGCTGATAAGTGTACCAGACGATCCAAGGAATTCGCAACAATATTCTTGATTGAACTTATCTTCGTCATGATCGAGTGATTCAATAGTTTCTTTTTTCCACGCTTCTCCTCTGCCAGGTACATCATACCACATAACTTTAACGAATTGATATCCGTTTGTACCTTCTTCTGCGCCTTTACATGTTTTCCAAAAGTGGTTTAAACCGTTGGGTGTAGAGGTCATCAGAAGCTTTGTAGACTCACCAGACGAAATGGTTGGGTATACAGAGGCAAAGAACTCGTCGTATCCCTCAATGAACGCCACCTCATCCAGATATAGGAAGTTGATAGACTTACCACGGATAGCAGATGATGTAGTAGTACCGGCAAGAACTTTACAGCCATTTTCTAGTTCTATGTTACCTTTGTTCCACTCTGTAATACCTTGTTGTAACCACTTAGGTAAAGCTTCATAAGCTAATTTAATACGTGCTAAAACTTCTCTAGCTGCATCTCCTTTATTAGCAAGAATAGCTACAGTTGCAAATTCATTAAACAAAATATAATGAAGAATAACAGCAACGGCAGTTGTTGTTTTACCAGATTGTCGAGCAGTTAAAACAGCTGCTCTTCTATTATTTGATATTTTTTCAACAATTTCTTTTTGATAGTCATACATATCAAAAGGAATAAGACCTCGGTCTACGTGTACAATTTTAATGTACGTTTTGGCAAAATAAACAGGATCTTTAGAGCACTTAATATACTCTTTTATGAGCTCAGGAGTCCACTCAATTTCTTGATCTACCTTTTTAAGGTGTGAATTGCCTAAGTAACCATCACCCATTAGAATCACCCTTTAGCATTTTTAAAAGATCTGCTGTTGATACGATTAAGTTATTGTTTGTAACATTTGTTTGTGCTGCTTGCTTAGGCCCAAGTAATTCTTCTTTGGCATATTTCTTTTTAGAAGATATGTCAGCATAATCTTTGTTAGCATCAAGCAATGTTTTCATTAAAGTAGAAACAACTTCAAATGCTCGTGGTTGTTCAGATTGCTTTGCAATTTCAAGCATTTCTTCCATAGCTTCTTTACCAATATCAATAACATTTGCAATATTATTGCGAACTGTTTCAATATCTTTTAAGTTTTCATCATCTTCAACAATAATAGCAGGAGGATTTATTTCTTGTTTTGTTGCGAGTTCTGTTGAGGTTCCATTTCGTCCAAGTTCACTAATATCACTTCCGGAATCTCTATGATATGTATTATCCCTCGATCCTTTATTTTCTTCACAGTCATCTTCCCAGTCAGCATCCATTTGCTGTTCCACATTATTACTGGCTTTTCCCTCTTGTGCGTCATCTTGTGCCATCTGTAAAGGTCTTAATCCAAGAGCCATTGCTATTTTATCATCACTCATTATTTTTTATCTCACAAAATTATTTAACGTGTTAATCCCAGGTGCCGCCATTTGCTTGCCAAGCACCGTCTGTGAAGATTAAAGTATCTATATCAATACCGCTAGTATTATAACTGAAAGGATAATGTTCGATAGATGTATATACAAGTCCGTCAATGCGAGCATTTGCAATTATTACAGCAACTGTATTATATGTAGTTCCTGTTTGTCTTACTAGATACATCATTTGTCCTTCAACACCATCTGCTAACGTATAAACACCATTAGTTAGTTTATTAACAACTTTTGTTATATCTAACGCCGTTGGTGTTGGCGCAGTAGCACCAACTGCAGTTGGTGGCAGTAAAAATGTTTCACCGACAGAATGTCCAGTACCACCGCTGTTTACTATAACTGTAGCATTTCCAGATTCATCAAAATTAACTGTGAAGTCTATGTCACCCAATGCTAAACCGCTTGTATTAGCAACCCAAACAGGATTGGGGCTGTTAGTCACTATCACTTCAGTTACTACATCAGAACCGTCAACAGCCGTAATTTCGAACAATACATCATTACCATTAATATCAGCACCAGTTTTAGCAATAGTAGTATAATTACCGGTATAAGCAGTTCTTTGAACTGACGCGTCTGGGAATGTTATATTGCCGTCTGTGCCAAATTCCCAGTTTTGTTCAACAAAATTATTGTTACCTTGATTAGCTTGATCATTATATCGAGTAATAACAAATGTGCCTGTACCACCACCTACACTTATAACATCGCCATTAGTGTAGCCTGTACCAGGATTAGATACAGAAACGCTGGCCAATTGCCCACTTAACCCGTATCCAAAATTCACAGTCATTCCACTGCCAGTACCACCTGTAGTTGTAGATGGTAGTGGATCATCACTAGTGTATCCACTGCCAGCATTTTGTATAGTACAAATATTAAATTGACCGCCTGTTGTTAACGTTAAGCCATCTATATTAACTAATCTGCCAGTTGCGTCAAACTTCCACTGATTTGTGCCAGTGTTCAAAGTTATTGCACCTGGCCCATTTACCGCATCGCCACTTCTTATTATAACATTGCCGCCAACATATGGCCTTGAAGAATTTCCAGCTATTAACTCAATGTCTCCACCTATCGCTCCCCATGTACTACTACCTATATCAGACCCAGCATTACCGGCAGCAATTGTTAAGTTACCTCCGTTGCCAGCATTCCAACCAGTAAAGCCGTCAGTACGAGCATCACCGCCTACTCCAGTAGTGATTGTTAATGGAATACCAGAACCACCAACACTATTGCCAGCAGCATCTCCGCCGTCGATAGTCTTTAAAGTGTTATTTGGGAATATCGTACCACCAGCATTAGTAAATTGCCAATCATTACTATTACCTGTTTCTGGGAATGTGCGTAATGTTATTTCGCCACCACTCATTGCTCGTATTAATACGTAGCCGCCTAGACCGTACGTTTGTGTTTCGCCACTTTCAATATTGATCCATCCGCCGTCACTAGTACCAGAATCACCTGCTTGGAAGTTTAGGTAACCGCCGGTGCCCGAGCCAATGCCTCGACCGGCACGAATCTTAATATCTCCGCCGTTACCATTAGCATCTCCACCAGGGCCTGCCCACAAGTAAACGTCACCACCTTCGCCAGCGGTGTTTGCATAACCTGCAGCGCCTTGAATGATAACGCGTTCAGCGTTAATAGCGCTTTCTGTTGATTCTGGTCCAAATATAATTGCTTGTTGCGCTGAATCACCAAACTTTAATGTTTGTCCAGTGCCACTTGGGTTAGCATTATCATTAATAGGAACTGTTAGCGTTGGGAATGTCATAGCACCATCTGTACCAAACCTCCACACATGCTGATCGCCCTCATCGTTATCATTGGTACCAATCTCTACACCGTATCCATATCCGGGTACAGGGCCATAATCTGGCCCACGCTGTAACACATAGTTATAATCATCGCCAAAATACAAGTCTTGAGAATCACCGGCAGCTCGCATAATATGGAAGTGTGATGGACCACCTGGTTCTGGCAATGCGCCAAACTCCAAACTGCCGCGGCTTGTTGACATTGTAACAACGCCGTCAGTATCTATTCTAACAGAATATTGTCCATTATAAATGCTGTTTCCAGTATCTCCTGAATTATATAATGTTCCAAGCAAGAAATTAGAACCATCTGTAATTGGCGAGACTGTACTAGTATTAACGTTGTTTGCGTTGTTTGCGTCAGTTTTATTAGCATTAACTACTGTAATATCGCTGGCTGCATTATCTAGAAATCCGCTAAATGTGGCTGATCTGATATCCCAATCGCCTGCTGCAAATTGGTCTCCTGTTGCAGAAATTTGTACAACAGCAGCATGCGGCATTTGGCCTGCATCTCCGAAGCCACCACTAAGTGCGACATAATCTTGTTTAACTGCTATAGTGCTGCCAGAACCTTCACTAAAAAACATGCCGCCTGCAAATGACCAAGTAGTAACATTGTCTATTAATCTTTGCCATTCTACTGTGCCGTCAAAACCGTATTTTGCTGCAACCCACACATAGCTGTCTGGAAAATTATTTGGGTTGGCTGTGACTCCAGACAGATACAATTTATCGTCTGGACCAACCACTATGCTAACTCCAAATGAGTCACAATTGCCTGCAACTCGTCTGCTCCATTGTTTAACACCTTCACTATTAAGTTTTAGTATGCTTATAGCGCTAGTTGTGCCTCCGTCAAAACTATATTGATAACTACCAGTCACATAGATATTGCCCGTGCTGTCAATGTCTGCATCTGCGCCTCTGCAGTCAAACCCAGCATCAAACAGTATAGCTTTTTGCCACTGTATAGCGCCAGAACTATTATACTTAACAACAAGCATATGATTTTCTGTATCACTAGCTTCACCTAATTGATCCATGTAACCAATTGCTACTATTTCACCATTAGGTCCAACAGCCATTCCATATGCTTCTTCATCGCCCTGTCCATTCAGACTTCTTGTCCAGTCAATACTGCCATTTGCCGCGTTGACTTTTGTAGTAGCAACATAGCTATCAGTACTATTAGATGCATAACCTACCATAACTGGGTTACCGTCTGAAGCTACATCAACTACTGAGCTAGTACTTTGATATCCAAAATCGTATTCTTTGCTCCATTCCAAGCTGCCATCTAAACTATCAATTTTAGTTAAAGTAGATACACTATATCCATTTGCTTCTGGAATTGTTTTGCCTGCTATGTATATTGAATTGCTGATATTATCTACTGCAAGACCCCACCCGTCTGTGTTAAAATCTGACAGAAATCTTGCTGACCACATCTTAGTACCACTGCTAGTGTACTTACCTACTGAATAATAGCTTGAATAATTAATCTCGCTTATATGACTGAATAAAGCAATAATATTGCCGTCAGAATCATATTCTACGCTAGATGCTAAAGCCGGCACATCATCAGGTGCGCCGTTTGCAGACTCGAATGTTTGCACCCAAACATTTGGATCTCCTGGTCCAGCCAATACGCTAATACCATCGCTATTTAAGATGTCACCACCTACTGGTAGTACTATATTTCCACCAGAATTAAATGTCCATTCTTTGTTATAATCGTTTGTGTAAATGCGTATTTCATCGTTAGCACTAAGTTCCATATCATCACCAAGTGCTTCAATGAAAATATCGTCTGCTGCAGTAAGATTTATGTCAGCATCCTGACTTCCTGTTCTAGTAGTTTCAATAGTAAAATCTTTATTAGACAGAGCTAACTTTGTAGACCCTGTATTATTAGTTACTACAATATCTTCTAAATTAGCAGTGCCACCTCCACCGCCTAATAGTCCTTCAGTATCAGTTAGTTGACTTACATCAGTTGGAATATCAGATTCTTTTGCTAAAGGAGTACCGCCATTAGTAGCACCATCCATTACAACTACTGTATTTTTGGTTGTGTCAATTAAAATTTCACCAACAGATCCGCGCTCGTTTTGCAGACCAGTAGTCGTATTTCTTCTGTGTTGTAGAATTTGTGCCATTTAAGTTGTTCCTATAAACGTTTAATTTATTTATGTTTGTGGTAAGTTTAAATCATCTATAGCGTATCCGCTTTCAAGATCAATGATAACATTGTTAGATGTTGAACTTAAATCTGTATTGCTGTATACAATGTCAAGCACAAATGGTTGATTTGCTCCATTTGGATTTACGTAATCTGTATTTGCAACCCAGTTATCATCAAATTCAATATCAGACCATCCAATTGAATTATTAGCAAGAATAACTGGATATACGTTAACATCTTCTTCAAGCGGTGCATTTGCTAAAGTGCTTGCCGCAAAGCCTGCATCAACAAATTTAATAACCTTTTTAGTTTTCTCAGGCCCAAAAAAGTAACCCTTTAAAGTAAAATTTAAAGTGTATAAAATTGTTTGTCTTTCAATGTAATCACCTTCGTAAAGATCTTCTGTAGTAACACTATTTAAAATAATAGGAAGATCAAAAGAATCAAGATCAGGTATAAGAAACGCACTAACAGTCCAATCTGGCGTAAAGAATGGAAGAATTTGCTCTAATATCTTAGTTGCATCTTCCGAATACTTAGTCATAATATATAACGAAAAATCTAGGTTATATGGTGTAGCAGCATAAACAAAGTTTCTTGCAGAGTTTGTTTCTGCTTTTGATTCTTTGCGCATCTTAAGAGACGAAGCAAGTTTTCTTTGAGAATCGTATTGCATGTTTGTAATTTCAAACGACATGCGAGGTAACGAAATAGCATCAGCAGCTCTTGTACCATTTATTAAATCTGGCTCTTGCACTAATTTTGAAAGTACTTTTTGGAACGGAGCATAAGATAACGGCACAATCATAGTTTGCACTAAGTTGCCTGCGTTGTCTTTTCTTTCAATTTTAATTTGATTGAAAATAGTGCCAAATAATGCTACATATTTTTTAGTAGTTGCATTATAAAAATAGTTTGCTATAGCCATTTATCGATCCTGAATATTAATATTTTCGCTAAACGGATCCATCTCCGAAAAATCTAAAATTCCGTCTGCTTCTGTTTCAAAATCAAGATTTTGAGAAATTACATCGGTATTTGCCAAGTCTTCGAGCGTTTCTACAAAAGCGGTTGTTGAATTAACGTTATCAAAATAATGATCGATTTCGTATCTGCCCGTTTCAAATCTTTCATTTGAAAATTCCATTAATTCACATTTAAGGTCATAGACTTGAAGACTTCCAGACTGATAGAATACACTCTCATGTTCTACGTGTGTAATTCTATACAAATTCTGATTTATTGGAAGCCAAATGACATCATTTTCACGAGGGCGAACTTTTCTTTGTGTTTTTCTAGTTACGTTTTGTTCGAATGTTCTAATAGCTACAGTAAATGTAACTTGGTCTCTAATTTGCAAACCAAACTTAGATAAGAAGTCGCCTTCACCTTCAAAGCCATCAACATTTTTAATATACACTTCAAATGAATACATTTCATCGTACAACGGCGTATCATCTTGATTGAGGATAGTATCTATGTTATTAAACTCTCCACTAAGATAGCTTATATCAATGCCATAAATTTGAATTGACTCTATTACTAGATCATCAATTAAATTTTGTTCATTAAAATTGCCATAATTATTGAAGTATACACTCGTTGCCATTACAAATTATCCAATAAAGTTATATGTAAGAGGTTGTAGACTTCTTATTGCGTCTTCTTCCATAGCTTGACGCTCTGCTCTTGCTTCAGCTAAAATTTGTTCGCCGTTAAATTGTACTCCGCCAAGTAATTGCATGCCTGTAAACTTAGTTAGGTTTAAACCCCATTGTTCACGAACCAAAACAGAAGCATAATTCTGCAACCAACGATCACCCCATACGTCAGAGTACGCGTCTGGATCAATAATGTCGTAAGCTTCTATAATGATATATCTGTCAGCAACCAAAGATGCTTTATCAGAATCTATATAAAGCTTATTTACGTGTTTGTTATAACGAATAAGAGGCATTCCTACAAGAATTTCTTGTAAAAACTCCATATGCGACATAGTCATCCAGTAATTCGTAACTGAATAACCTGTGATGTCTGAGATGTTATTAAGTACAAATTGGTATTGTACGTTGAAGATACCTGTACCAGTAGAGATAGAAGTATCAAGATCAAAAATTTTGGAAATACCAAGAAGGTTTTGTGGCAATGTAACATAACCATTTTCTACATCTTGTGCTGTAAGCTTATGTTTTAAATAAACTAATTGGCTACCATTATAGTGATAATCTCTCCAAAAAGAAACAGCTTCATCTACACGATCTTCTACTTGCTCTTCAGCTACGTTGATTTGAATAACCGGCGCACCGATTTTTCTTAAGATATACTCTTTAAATTCTTCTCTTGATTGTGGTTGTGCCATTTGTTTTCCTTAAGCCAGTTCGTCTTTTATGATTACTTTAATGTAACCGGTATTTGGAAAGGTTTCTACTTGGCCATTAGTGTATTGAATTTCAAATTCTGCACTATGAATGCCGGTATTAGCAGTATCTCCAGCTTGCCATTCGTAAGCCACGATGCCTTTAGCAGCATTAATAATAGTACCAATACCATCTTCTACAAGCAAATTACCATTTTCATCTTGCATATGAAATCTTATTGCTTGAGCGTTAATCATAGATTTAACTCTACCGTTAGAATCTGAAAGCGCAGCTTCAATAGATGGTGCGGTATCGTTTTGTTTTATATAGAAGCTAGCAGACATTTGTTTCTCCGGATTTTACTTTTATTTATTAAAATCAATTAGTTATTTTTGTAGCACTTCGGCCTGTCTAATGCCATTATCGATGATTCTAACACTATTAGATTGTTTGTTAATTGTAACTCCGTTGAAGTTTACACCGTTAAATGTACAATAATTTGCTCCATCCCCAGAGTAAGCTCTAGTAGATACATTTAGTGCAGTACTTTCAAGATTAAAACCATATGTGCCAGCAGATTCACCTAATGAGAATACGTAAATCTTGGTGTTAAGAGTAAAACTAAGAGTCTTATTTAAATAAGCGTGAGTAAGGTTATAACCTTGGGCTGATTGTGTGAATGGTATTACAAGCGAACCATATTCTGCTTTCGCATAGCGCTGCACACCAAATTCTATGAAAGAACTTGATGTAAAACCAAAACTTAGATCTTCAGCCGAAGCTTGAATAATTGGTGGAGTAATCCTACCGGTAAACGAAAAATTTAAATTAAAATCGTTTAATGTGCCGGTAATTGGTACCCTTGCATAAGAAACAAGGGAAGGTTCAATTGATACTGAAGCTTCCCCTGTAAGTGTGGTATATCCACCTGCAAAAAATTCAAAATCTAATGTTGTTGAAAACGCTCCATTAGCAGACATGAGGCTTACCTTTTGTTAAAGTTACGCCCCACCAGCTGTAATAGTAAATGCTGTAATATTAATTTGTTGGCCAGTTGCAATGTTAGTGTTATCTAATTGCATATCGCCACCACCGCCTGTGGCAGAAATAGAACCTTGCATATGACATACAGTACCATCATTGTTGTGTAGTCTAAAGTAACCAGCTGTACCAGAAGCGTCAGCTGACAAATCTTGCCAAGTTCCTGATAATGTAACAGAACCTAATGTTGGGTTTGATAACCAGTCTGTAGGAAGAACCATAGTTGCAACAACCGTACCCGTATTTGCCGTACCACAGTTAGCTGGTGGCGAACCAGTAGAAACAGTCATAATTGGATTTTCGCCAACTTCTGTCTCAATTGCTGCCAAAGTAGCATTTCTTGCATTAACCGATAACTGAAAAGCCATCTGTATCTCCTTAAATGAAATTGTTTAATATATTTTACATATTTATATAAAAACAGTTGACAGTTTTTCAGAACCAATTATAATAGCCTTATGGCTCCATCAATATAGTATTATGTTCTTCTTTCAATATCATCTTCTGACAGAATATCACCCATCCAGACTTCAATTACCTTAACTGGTGTTTTACCAACATTTGTAGCTTTATGCCAGCAGTTTCTTGGTATATCAATGCTGTCGCCAGATTTATAGATTCTAGAAGTTCTATAATCATTTGCATATTCAAGATTCATTTCAAGAGCACCATCTACAATGTGCCAATGTTCTGATCTACCGAAGTGTCGCTGATCAGATAAAGACTTACCAATATCAATAGATAGTTCTTTTACTTTCCAATGACCATTCTGATCAAGATCTCTGTATTTTCCCCAGACTCTTTCAGTTGATGGCTTGCCCCAATTATTTAAAATCCAACTAGAAGAATTTAATTTGTCTGTACCGCCAACACCAAATACAAAGTCAACATCATCAAAGATCATTTCAGGAATGTTATCTTTTGTACGATCACCACCATTTGCAAAAATGATTTGTGAATTTTTTGGAAAGCTATTTTTAATGTGTTCAATTGCGCCAATTGCAGAACCATCGTCATCATTAAAACCAAATGCGTGTCCAACACATTTAATGTTACTAACTATATTTGATCGTTCTTCAAAGGACATAAATGGTTGGCCTTTTTTACGAGTTAGCCAAGCATCGCTATTTACACCAACACATAAAATATCGCCAAGCTCTTTTGCTGCTTTAAAATATTCAATGTGACCAGAATGTAGTGGATCAAAGCCACCGGTTACAATAACAACTTTCATTCCCATTATAGTTTCTCCATTATATAGTTCCATGCAAAATTAACTTTTGTAGAAGATCGCATTTCAGGTTTAGTTTTAGCATAGTCTGGATGAACCCACCAGTCTTCATAGCTAGATTTTTCATCAACCGCGACATCGCTTACCATTAATATATATCCAAGTTTGCTAAGTACTTTTCTAGATTCATCTCTGATATCATTGCCCCACCAGACTGCATTATGCTGAAACTGCAAAACAGAAAATTCATACTTATCAAAAGGAATTGCTTTAAGAGCTGTAAGAGAAGCTCCCTCAGCATTGATTCTCAAATATTCAATCCTTTGCTCTAAACAATGTTGTTTAAATAACACTTTATAATCCGTATTGGCAGCATCTGCAAGTACTGAAGTAGTATTTCTACTTCTCGAAAAGATATGACACATTCTTTCTGAGTTATCTAATGAAATACCTTTCCAACCGAATTGTTTTTCAAGTAGTAGAGTATTATTAAACAGTTCAGGATGTCCAGATCCAATTTCTACAAATGTGCCATTTCTTTGTCCATCTAAAACAGACAATACAAACATGTCTTGGAAGTGACGTGAATAGTTCTTTTCTATGCTATCAATACCTTTAAACTTAAACTTGTATATGTCAAGTTCGTCTTCAGTAAATGTAAGTGTACTTGGATAACCATGTTCTGCTAATAAAGCAGTAGCTCCTTTGTCTACTTCTTCGCTAATAGAATTTTTATATTTTAAATCAAAAGCAAGGTTTTTAGATTCGTCTCTGCCGTCAGTTTTCCATTTAGCACGTGCATATAGTAAACGTAAAGCGTTAATACCTGGATAGCCGAGATCATCATCAAATCTGTCATGCCACTGCTCAAATTTAAGACCGATTGCAGCATACATCATTGATTCTCGCCAATCATTCTTTTTTTGTTTAAATTTAGAAAGAAAGTAATAAGCTTCTGGTCGATCTGGAAATGTATCAATGGCAATTTTAAGTAAGCCTTCTACACTATGATCTCTATCGCCATTACGTTCATAGATAAAAGAACCAAGAATCATGCACTTATATTGAAGCCATTTTTCTTTTATAGTTTTACCCGGCGACATATCAGCTGCACGAAGATAATAACTGAAAGCAGCAGAACCTTGTTCTAATTTATCGTATTCGCGAGCTAATTTATAGATTTTATCTGGGTTAGAATAATCTAAAATAACGTCATTCAATAGTTTCATATTTGTAAATTTCATACGTATTATCCGTTATCAGCTAAAAATTCTAAAAATACTTGTATTGGCATCTTAAGAATAAACGAAGCGTTATCTTGAAAACCAAACGAAATCAAAACGTTGTTATTATGAATGGTCATACCAGTTACAAATTCAATGTTGTAATCTGTATTTGTTACGTGATCATAATACGTTCCCATAAAATGGAAGTTGCGTGAAACATGAATCAAATTCCAATCGTTATCCCATACAAGAACTCTATGAGAATAGTCTCCATCTTTTCTACCGAATGGATCTCTTAAAAGATTTGTTTCATGAACAAAAGCCATTCTTTGTTTGTCGTTAAGACGAATTACTTGTGAACCACCTCTGAAGTCGCGCTTAAACGGTTTTCTTTCGTTTTGTTCAACAAATACTTCTATGGTTGTACCTTCTTCAATGTTAAATTTAACTAATTGAGTAGGGTTACACCATTTAACAAAGTGATAAGGCATATCAAGAACTGGCATCCAATTCTTTTCACAATAACTAGCGTCTTCACCCGGAGCCGGAATTGGATGTCTTGAAATTTCTTGCCATTCACCATCTTTAAAATCTATATGACAAAGTTCCATACGACCCTTGCCTTTTTCATCATAGCAATCACGACGAACACCGCAAAGATATAGTTTTTTATCCCATTCAAACAGACGAGCATCTTCCAAACCAACAAAGTTCCAAGTTGGTGCTACGTCTAACTTCATATTAACACGTTGTGCTGAGGCTAAATTAAGATTACTATCTAGCTCGCACATCACGTTATGAGTTTTTAACGCTACGTCATTTTCGGGATGTATGTATACGAGAGGTCCCCACTGGTGTGGAAACTTTTTCCCCTCGCTATGATAAAGAATGTAGTTAACGTGTCTAACGTTAACAAGAAGCTTTCCGTCTTTAAGAAAAATAGACGGATTCATAATACCAGTTTCATTTCCCAAAACTGCTTTTGGTACTAAAATTGGGTGTATTGAACCACCTCTTTTCAGAGCATAAGTTGCTAAACCACCCATATGCAAATCGTGCATGTCACCTCCATTATATAATAAAGAAATCGCCTACATTACCAATTAGGTTTTATTGTACGTAGTTTGCTTCTTTCAATTTTTGCATCTAACTGTTTATTTATGCGGTCTTGCTCAGCACCGGCTAAGACATCCTGCAACCAAGTAATAACTTGAGCTGAAGTTACATCGTTTAACGGTACAAATTGATTTGCAGGAATAGAACTTGCATCTAAAGTAGTGTTACCGAGATAACTTGCTTTTACTCCGTCTGTGTCTTCAGCTATTAATTTCCATTGAACCTGAACGACAGCATTCTCAAGAAGTACACCATCTTGATTCAACTGATCGTTTAGACCCAATTTTACGATACGCCAATTATAATTCACGACAGATTCCTTTTGTTATTAAACGCCAGGAGTTGGTACTGGAGGTACTGGTGTTACATCAGTTGCCCAAGGCATTGCTGTTTCGCGTACTTTATCTGCATCAATTTGACCTTGGATTTTGCCTTCAATGTGTGCTTTATATCCTGGATCGCCATTAACAACAGCTTGGACCCAAGAAATAACATCTTCTTCTTGCAGATCTGCAAAATCTACGAAAGATTCTAAGTTAACGCTTGCTGCACTGAATGGTGTTGCGCCAGAAAATTCGCCAGTTGCGCCAGTAGAGTCTGTTCCAACTACTTTCCAATATGTTTGGCATACTGCGTTTGTAAGCGTAACGCCTTCGCTGTTTACTTCGTCTTTTACTTTAAGACTTGTAATTGAATATGATAATGTAAGAGCCATTTTTATTTCTCCGTAAGTTAGGGATTGTTAAGTTATTTATATGATTCTATTTATAGAAATAGATCAACGGGCATTGCCAATCGGATTTTTCCCTTAAAAGGCAAAGTATGGTGATAAACGAACCCAGGAAACATGGTAAATTCGCCAGATTTAGGTGTATAGCATTGATTTTCAAACATGGACTTAAATTCTTCTTGGTAGCCTCTATTTGCATTATGACGAGGATCCATTAATACTAGTTCTCCGCCAGCTTGTTGTTCTTCATTCATGAGGTAAAATACTGAGCTAATTGGAGATCCGCTATGATTATGAACTGGCATGGCATATCCGGTATAACTGCCGGTAAGCCAAGCTCTTACTCGTCTTTCTTCAAAATCATTTATATCAATGTTCCAGTTTAACAAGTATTTTTCAAATGCTGGCCATACAACCTTATCACGAAATTCTTGGAATACTTCAGATCCATCACGAAGTATATCATATTCGTGAAAATCGTTAGGCGGATTTGTTAAATCAACTTCAGTAAAAATTGCATCGCATACTCTGGAAAGCAAAGTTTCATCTTCAATTTTACCTAAGTATACTGTCGTAGGCCACAGTTCGTTAAATCCCGGGTTCATCAATTAAAAATTCCTTCAAAAAGTATTCTTTCACATCAGGTACTAATCCTGAATTTTCATTAAATTCCCATGTAACAACTGCTAATATTTTGTGATATGTTTTAGGGTCTTTACTATATTCTACAAAATAAGGGTCGTTTCCATGCAGTAATTCCGGATCATTAAGATAGTCATATACATCGCCACCAAAATAGTGTTCTAGCCATCGAGCATAACATATAGCAACCATATATGACTTAGATGGATAAACCCACCCAATATTTCTGTCATAGAAGTATCTTATAGCATCGCCTACAATATCATTAGTTAGTTCAATATTAAATTTTTTGAGATCATCAGAATACTCAGTGTTTATTCGATGATAAATTTCTTGTCTAATTTTCCATTCTTCCATATTATTTATCTTCATACCATTTAATAAGGTTTACAAATCCATTACAGCTGTTTTTTACATTCTTTACATCACGTAAATGCTCTGAAAGACATTTGCCATAGTAGTCACATTTTGAACAAAATTTATTATTTGATACTCTAACCTTTTCTAAATTACACCATTGGAGATATTCTTTAAATGTTTTGTATTCTTTAAAAAATTCATTTTCGTTTAGATCAAACTCTAGTACACCGTAGTTGCCAGATGGTGTTATATATACGTGATCATCTGAAAAACTATTGCGACTTGCATCTACTACTGAATTTAACAGGTGTATATTGTTTAGTTGAAACTTTTTATTTTTATTTTCAATCCATTTTTTAACAAACTCTTCATACTCTGTATAAGAAACTTGTAATTGATTGGCTTGATTTGCGCTGTACGGTTTAATTTCCACCGATATTAAATTACCTAATGTATTAAACATGTTAACCATATAGTCAACGTCTTGCTTAATAAGTGATGGCGACGCTAGCATCAAAACAGAAAATGGTTTGTTTAACAATGCCATATTTCTCCATACTTTATCGGATGATTCTCTTGCCTCAAAATCATAACTGACAGAAGTGTGTACTCTATCATCTTCTGTTACGACATTTAACATTGATAAGTTTGTTATTAAATTTATATCATCTATACCATAAGAATAAAGTATTGAAATTAAGTTATTCCAATAAGATTCTGACAGCAGTCCAATTTCTCCACCATATATGTCTACCATATCTATATTAGTGTGAGATATAATTTCTGCTAATTTTTCTGATAGTGAATCAAGTGATAATAGAGCTCGATCGGATAATTGTTCTGGTGTTAAATAACAAAAATCGCATCTAAAATTGCAGTAGTATGTAGGGTTAACGCTAATGTTCATAATATATTAGACATTTTCGTTTAAATACGGTGTTATTTCCATCATACCAGTCATATTGTTTGATTCGATTATTAACGGAGCTAGCGTTTTCATTTTAGCACAATGTTTTTCTACTAATCCGTGAACCTTTAAATCTTTGATAGTCTTTTTGCAACCATTACAAATTTGAAACATTGGACACGTGTAGCAACTTTCTTTTAAATTTTGCAATTCTAGCTGAAATCTGAGTGGATATATTTTTTCTCCAGCCATTTCTTTTTTAAAGTCTATAGCATATTGTCTATCATCTCCAAACGAACCACAACTGTAGTAGTCTCCGCTTGGCTGTAAAGTTCTAATATTAGAATCACAATTTCTACTTTGTGGGCAAGTGGTGCTATGTCCCTTTAAACGTTTTACCATTTGCTTTGTATTATATTCCCATTCAGTCAAACCTAACTGCCAAACTTTAACATAAATTTCATATATGTCAGCTAGCATATAAGGTTGACCTTCTTGCCCCATAGTAATGTTTTTAAATTTTACAGGTGGACCACTACTAAATGCATAGTTTAGTTTGCATTCAACTCCCATTCGCTTTGCTAATTCAACATTCTTAATAGCCAAATGTTCATTTTCTTTAGTAATTACGCTAATAAAGTCTGGTCTATATCCAACATGCTCTAACATAGCGTCACTAACTGCCCAAAAATCTTCTTCACTAAACTCCGACAAATCGCCTTTGAGTCTACCACCGCCGTATTGGAAACTTGTGGTAATACCTAATCTCGGATGATTAAATAATTCTTTCCATTTGTTAGGATTTTTATAGAACGGCCACAAGTTACTAGTAAAACTGATAGTAGTAGGCATTTCTTTTTCATCAAGATACTCGATAATTTTCCAGTAGTATCCAGGACACATCATTAACGGATCGCCACCGTTAACAATTATAGTGTTTGTTTCTGGAAAACGTTCTAAAAATTCAAATATAGTATCATGCGACAACTCGTCAGTTTTATCTTCTGTAATACGAGTTGAAGAGCAAAATGTACATTTAAAATTGCATCGTTCAGTTGGTTTAATTATCAATTCCATAGTATATTTATGGTTGAATTAGAAGGTCCAAGTATAGTGGAAAATGAATGTGTATCTGTTTACATCTCGTTTTACCAAGTTTCTAATTCCATGTTTAAAAATAGGAGCTGAATTATTGACAAGGACCATAACACCATCGTTTGGCAACACTGTTTTTGTATTAGTTATTTCCGAATTAACTTCTTTCATGATGTTAATATATCCACCCCATTCTTCTTTCCAATCCGTTTCATCTGTTAAATAACAGAAAATCATTAGATCAGATCCATCAATAGCATCGACATGGTGCGGAGAGTTTTCACTTCCATTCCAAAAGTGCAAATACTTAGTTACCGGATTAGGCGGGCGGTACATCTTTAAAGGATCAAACAAAGGATCTTTAATCAATTCATCTGAAATATCGATAAGACTTTGCGGAGCATTAGTAAACATGTCTGCTCCAATTTTTCTTTCATAACTGGGTCTGTCATATCCAGTTGGATCAACATAATGTTTTTCATTTTCGTGATACCAGTCTGGCACTTTTTTATAAGTTGACTTTTTAGCATCTATCCAGTTTGTTGTACGAACTTGTTCCCAAAGCTTTTCATAAATTTGAGGTGGAATTTTTGTAACTACAAATCCTTTATCAAAGTATTCTTCTATAAATTCAATGTGATAGTTCCTTGTTGCGCCTGCTGCAGAGTTAGCAACAATCAAACCAGTAATTTCTTGGAAGTTTATTGTTTTATTTTCTTGTTGAGGTATGCTAGAATTTTTTATTTGCGGAAATTTAGTATTGTACGTATTTTCAATAACTTCATTGTTATATATTTTTTCAATTAACATTGATACATATTCAATACATTCAATGGTTTCAATATTGTGATTTCGAAATACTGTAAAAGATCTTTTATATCTGTTCATTTGTGCATTAGACAAATCAACTCCGTCTCTAGTATCTAAAAAATACACACCACCTTCTAATTCAAGCTCACCCATAAAAATATCAGCTATCATATGAATATCTCTTCTTAGAAGTTCGTAGTCGTATTTAAAACTGGGATATTTCTTTCTAATATAGCTGATTGCTTCCTCAGCAATAAAGTCTTTGTTTTGTTCTATTAATGTTAAAATCATTTTGAATCCTCATCAGTCGTTATCTTATTGTCAACATAATCATAAACTTCTTTTAGCCAACATTCTTTTTGGGTTCGCATATCTCTTACATGGTTGCTCATAAAACAACCAAGAGAGCATCTATTAAAATGCTCACATTCTAAGCAGTTATATCCATCTAGCCACGATTGCTCAGTGACTAGTTTAATTGGTATTACTTTATCTATTTCTTCGAATTGACCACACCCACCCCATTTACCAGCAGGCATCACTGTATATGTATCCATGCATGTCATTTGACTTTTTGTTTTTGAAAAGTAATCTGTAACTGGCATTACGTTTGGCCAGTGATCTACTAAGTAAATCATAAAGTCACGGACCTGCAAATCAGTCGCCATTAAAAACTTTTGATTTTTTTCAGGTCCGTATTGATCAAAATAAACATTAAAATTTTCGTACAAATAATCAAAGAATGGTATTTGATTTTTTAAAAACTTATCTATTGTAGGTTTTGTTATAATGACGTTTACCGTTACAATATGATCTTTAAATTCTACAACATTTTCTTTAAATATTTCTAAAGAGTGTTTATCGAATCTGCCAGAAGGATCATAACTAGTCATAATGCTAACATCAGTATCAGCTAAAAACCGTTTAACTCTATCTTTCTTTTGCCATACTAAATTACTTACAACTGAAATATTTACTGGCACGTTTTGTTCAATACAATAAGTATTTATTGAGTCTATAAGAGTTTTGTAATCTCTAAATACAGAATCATCTAGCTCATCAGAAAACAATTCTCCGCCCATAAGATGAATTGAAAAGTCTTTTTTTCCTTTTTTGCGCAGAGTATCAATTACACTTTTAATTTGATCTATCTTACTTACGATTGTATCAATGCCTTCGATACTAGCATGGTCTTGTGGGCAAAATAAACACGACAAATTACAGAGTTCAAACAGCGTAACAATTATTTCGCCAGTCGTAGGGCGCTTATTATGCATGTCAATTAGCTGCGAAGCAATCATATTAAAACCAATTATAATTAAAAGAAAATGTATATCTATTTATGTTAGTATTTTTGAGTGCTGTAACTTTGTGATAAACTAACGGATTAGCATTATTAATTACTAGCATAGTACCATTGTTAGGTAATATTTCTTGTTCAAATATAACAAAATTATCTACTTCTTTTTTCATAGAAATAGCACCACCCCATTTTGGATCCCAGACGTGTTGATCTGTTAAATATATTAGTACTAATGTATCGCACCCGTTAATAGTGTCAAAATGATATGGTATTTCTTCGCTACCATTCCACATATCTACAAATTTTAACTCATGTCGTTTAAAGTATTTTTTAAACAACTGAAATGGTTCAGTATCTACTAAAATATTACCAACATTTAATAGAGATTCTGGAGCAAGCTTCATAATATGATCACCAATAATTCGCTCGCAATCGGCTCGATTTGCTCCAGTAATATTCTTTAAGTTAACATTACTTTTGTACCAATCTGGTATTTGTTTGTAAATACCATCTACTGTATCTGGCACCCAATTAGTAGTAGTAATTTCATTCCACAAAAGACTTTTAGTTAGTCCGTCTAACTCTACTGCAAAAAAACCACGATCATAATATTGATCATTTAAGTTCATATTCTTCTAAATCACTAGGCGCAGCAGACAACACATGTCTAAGAAAATAAATGTTAATTTTTTCTTCGTCTGCTGAAGAATATATTCTCATTGTACCTAAAGCATTTTTTTCAAAATTGATAATCGATTCTAAGTTTGCATCTGTAATTTCTGTTTGTCTAATTACATCAAGAAACTGTATTAAAGAAAAAATTGTTGACTGTTGTTGGAATTGTTCCCAGTTTAACATGATTAAATTAGCTACAGTTTTAAACTTAGCAATATCTTCAGTTGTAGCACTGGTTAAATTTGTTGTGTTATGTTGGCTACTAACTCGGCCTAAATTCAATCCAGTATAAATGCTGGAATTGGTAAAGAAGTTTTTGGCATCAGCAATTATTGGATATTGAGTATTTTTAAAATTCTTTACATACGAATACTTTACTTCAATAGCTAATTCTTCCAAAGCTCTTTTTAAAATAGTAATTATTGAACTTTTTAATTCTTCTTTATAAGTATTATTATTAATGTAATTTGCTAGCAATATCTCAAAGCTAATACTTGAAGTAATGTCAATTAAATCATGAGATATTGCATCAGTAAAATCGCTGGTAAATTGTTCTTCGGTTAATAATGGAAAAACATCTGCAACATTAGCGGTATATAAGTTTGTTCTAGAACCTCTCATTAGCTTTTCTTTTTCAATATACGAAGACAATATTAGCCAAGCAGATTCTAATGAAATATTTTTAAAAATAGATTTAAACCACATTGCTACAAACTTAGAAAAGCTTGCGTCATCTGCGTATATTATAATCTTTTTGTCGGATACTGCAGCTTTGTTTTTAATTAATTGAATAAACTCAGGAAAGCTAGAATCTGCTAACACTTCATTAATATTAGCACCGTAGGCTATAAGATCTCCGTACGCAATCTTATCTAATGTCTCAAGCATTTGCTTACCATATTGCTGAGAAATAACTACTCTATCAAAGTTTATATTTACTAATGAATCACTAACAATATAAACTTTGTTAAACAGGTGTAGCATTTTCTATCTCCTTAATTGTTTCTTTTATATTCGCAAAATACTCATCACCTGTAATAGTTCCCTCTGCTATATTAAAAGTTAATAAAAACATTGGATTGTTTTCGTTAGCCCAATACGAATACAAGTTTTTACCTTTAAACATGTATTCGTCAAAATATGTTTTGTAATATTTCATTTTGCTTGTTTCGACTGTCTGATACAAGTCATATAATTCTTCATGCTTTAATAAGCTAACAAAATTAATGCCAACTAATGAATCAGTAGTATCTAATGGATGATCAGTTACAAATTTTTTGTACTCTGGCGCATCTATCGCATACATATTAAATAACGACAAGCTATAAATTTTAGATAACCATTCATCTAATATTACTGAATTTTTAGATATGAAATCTTTAAAGAATTCAGTATTTGATAATCCGTTTTTTTCTTTTAAAATAGTTATTACAGCTTTTTCTAAAAATGCAATGTTACAAATAGTTTGCGAATTTAAATATTCTTTTGTCATTTCAAAAAATTCATCATCAGAACATCCAGTAAAATCTATGTCTGCTGGCACATCTAGATTGCTGAGATATGTTAATAGTTTGCTACCATTTAAAGCAGAATTTTTGTAGTCAATAAGAAAAAATGTGTCTTTATCAACAAAATATTTTTTTAAATTGTCGATTGAAATAGGTGCGGTTGTTTTAATAAAGTTCATTATCTTCTCGATCTAGAGTTGTGGCAATTGCTATGGCAACTAGCATGGCAAACGTTGACTTGAAATGTTACAGCCTGCCCACGAATGTTGTTATAAGCTGCACGCATATTGTTAAACATATCGGCGGTACCGCCTCTAGTCATAACGTTTCCGGCAAACACGTTATTTCTACCAGCACTAACTCCAACTTGGTAATTACTGTTAAGATGTGCTACTGCGGTGCCGTCATATACGTATCCAGGATTTGGTCGGGTTCCAGTATTTCCGCCGGCGCCATCGACAAACAGCAATGCTCGCATTAATCTAACACGTGTATATCTTGTGGTTTCGTCAATTAATACTTGATATACTGTTTGAGCAGTAATAGGGTTGCTATTAATGTTTCCACCACTAATTTCGATGGGTTTGCCATTAGTGTCTCCACCAAATACAAACGCAATAGCACTAAACTCTCCAAAAGGATAGGAGTTAGTTCCCCATGAAATACCTTGATTTGCTGCTCCGCGAACGTAATCAGCAAATCTATTTACAACGTTCTGCGCATTAATATTATCGGTTAAACCGCCTGCCATTTTATAATTCCTTTATTAAGAATACTTTATTAGTATTTATTCTATTTATTCCAGCTAACTCGCGCATCAAACTCTTTGGAGCTCCGCAAACATCATCTTGCCATTCTAATTGATGACAATCACCGCCGCAATATTGAAAAACTGGGCATTCATAACATCTCGGATCTCTGCTTCTTTCGCAAGCAATGTTTTCTATTCGCTTTGGACTGTACAATAATTGTGGTATATCATCATTAATATGTCCAAAAGAATGTTCTGGCGCACTATTTGGACATCCAGAAATAGATCCATCTGCATTAACTGTAAATAGTTTCTCTTCACAGTCTCTACAAAATGTGCCACCTTTTGTCATTCCAGATTCAAATTTAGCATATACGTTTTCGAAAAATTCATTATCAAACCAATCTCGAGCGCCTGCTTTTTTGCTTTGTTCATGCATTTTTAAGAACCAACTGTCTTGTTCTGTGTTAGTAGGGAATATATGCAAATTATTTCTAGCACTACCATTCATTGTTAAACGCTCTAGTGCTAATTCTTTGACTCCTAAGTCTCGAACCCATTCTAGTAAATCAATAGGCTCTATAGCTATTGTGCCTTTTGTTACACTAACAAACAATTTTATAGTTACGCCTAAGTCAATTAATGTTTCTACGTTTTTACGCCAGAGATCATATTGTTTAGGACTGGAAAATCTAATATCAGGATCCCAGCTTGTACCAATGTGTCCGCCTAACGGCCCTTGAATAAAATCTATTTTATCTTGTGTTAATTTAAATGTTAAGTTAGTTGTAATACCCCAACTTTGGCTTGTCCACAAGTCTTTGCAATCATCGTATACGTATTGCATAGTTTCAAGGTCAGCTAAGAACGGTTCGCCGCCATGAAACTCTAAATGAGTATGACTTGTTTGCGGAATCTCGACTGATAATCGATGCAACCAATCTGCTACCTTTTTATAATCCCAATAAATTTTTGCACCTTTACTTCCACTAGTAAAGCAATGCATGCAATTAAGATTACAAGTTTCGGTTGTTTTTAAATATATTAAAATATCTTTCACATTTCACCATTCATAATTATTAATACTCTTTATTTTAGCTGTCAGTTTGGTAGTGTAGTAATTTCGAAAAGGCCAAAACATAAATGTTTTAATTTTTTCTAAAACTGATATATCGCCAGGACAAGAGCAAATACACATCATTACAGGATAATATTCTGCGTACTTCCTAGCAAACATAATGTTCCAATAATCTGCTAGGTCTTTATTAGTGTATTTATTGTGTTTTGCTTCATCTGTTGATTTATGCTGGACATCTTTAAAATTTATAGATAGCGACTTACCGTCTCTAGTTTCTTCTGTTTTAGGATTCTCAACAGTGTTTAAAAAATTAAAATACCAAAACACCGGCAATTTAAAGCTATTAATTTGACTAATAAATCGATTTTGTTCTTCCAAACTAATAAAAGAAATCATTACCCATCGTGTTAAACTTTTTTCTTTACCAACGGTATGTCCTTGACAAGATCCGGCTGTTAAATAACCTTTGCTTATTAAAGCCGATATTAAATTTTTTATTTCTGGCTCTACATTATCAAGAATGTTTGCATTATACGGACTTAAAAAGCTAGAAACATACTCGCCGTTTTTATCAATATAATTATATGTTCTTCCGTCTGCTTCTCTTTTAGATATAGAACCAAAAAACATTTGTCTTTTTAGTTTATCTTCAAATTCAATACGTTCTTTTTGAATTGCCGGTGCTTCTTTAAAAGCAGGAGCATTCGCAATTATAGCAGGTGGATTAAAAATATGCTGCATCAAGATACTGTACTCAATGCCCAAGTATCAGCAATACTGTATGCTTTATGGAGATAATTCTTAGGAATTCTAGCAGATTGTCCTGCTACTAATTTGTAATTCTTGTCTCTTACTTGCAGAAACTTTGTACCCTTAAGAACGTACAGTTGAACGTCTACTGGGTCTGTGTGCCATTTAAAACTATAACGAGACTTTTGATTGTAAAATAGATGTACAGATTTAAAGCTAGTGATAACTCTTTCAAGTCCTTCTACTTTAATTATTGGATATGTTTGATACGATTCTAGCCATTGCGAATAACTCATCTTATCTCTAACTGATATATCAGAATTAAGAAGTCCGGGGTATCCTATTACTTTTAGTTCCCCGGACTCATATCTGTCATAGCTAATAATTTCTTGCTTAAGCAATGGTAGTAACTTGCATAATCTAATCAATTTTACATCCTGTATTATATTTTAACTTCTACCTCACCGCCGTTACTATCACCAATAGCGATACCAATAATGTCAAACGTATTTATACCGGATGTACCGTAATCTACAGCTCTACCTCTTCCGTCTTTATCAGCAATAATCCACTGTCCCTTTTTAGCAGAACCATTAATTAGAACTGGAATACGACCCTTAAGAGCGACAAACGGATTCATCTTAGATTCGATAGAATTATCGTTTCCGTAATTCTCATCATTCATACGATAAGCAGGCTTAACTGATATTGCTCCAGCAAGTGGCATACCAGGTTGATAAAGAGTAACTTCTTTATCTCCACCAATAGCTAATACTGTACCTGCTTCATAGATAGCGTCTGCTTCATAACGTTCTGCTAAGTCGGCCCAACGAGCTGAAGTTGCAGTACCAACAAATACACCATCGTTAGCAATATAAGAGAAATCACTACCGTCACGTCTAAACTGCACAATACGATCTGAGTTAGAACCAGACACGATGTAGAAACGGTTTGCGTGGTATTCAATCTTACCAACGTCAGCACCAATGTTACCAGTCCAGCTTTCGCCAGCTTCGTAGAACCAAATACCTGGCGATTGGCCAGCGTTGTGAGACATTCTGAACAACCAAGAACCGTTTGAATTCAAGAATCCTTGGTAACCATCAGTTGCACCGTGCAACCAGAAACGACTTGTACCCTGATAAGCTGCTAAACCACGGATGTTCATATCCGCGCCGTTATTATTACCAGTTGCATTCCAGTATTGCGAGCTTGATGAATACCAGTGGCTGCCAGTACCCTGATTGTACAGACCTGTATTTACGTTGTTATTTCTAAACCAACCGCGAGCGTAATACTGGTCAGTTGTTAAATCTAGGTTTAAGTTTGAAGAACCGGACGGATCGCAGTAGTAACCAGTGTTATCACTATCATAATAAATGTTAGCATACATTGCAGCGCCGTTACCGTCGTTAACACCAAGCATTGGAACTGTGCGCCATGCATTAAAGCCAGACCATGATTGACGGAAACGAAGGTTACCAATTGGACCACCAACTAGCTGCCAACCATAACGAGCATTGCCGTTATCAGTATAGTGCCATGCTTGCGTACCTACCCAATGTGATGTACCACTTGGTTGGTTACCAGGGTTGCTCCAAGAGTCAATGAAACCAGAACCCCAGTGAGCAAGATCGTTCATATCGATCGTACCCCAGCCCATTGAGCCGGTCCAGTAGTTTACATCACCAGTGATACGAGGTCTTGCTGAGTAATATTCCGCACTAAATCCGGTTCTACCTGGTAGACCCATCATTGCTTTTGTTCTATTACTCACACCTTCGAATCGTGTAGAGTTTACGCTTGCACCATCAAAATAATACGCAGTATCATTTGAGTCATAGAAGATAGGAGCACGGAAGTCGTTTTGGGCTGCGCCAGAACCCGCAACATACATATTGCCGCCAAAACCAAATTGTGTAGATGTAGAGCCGTTTTCTCTCAGTACAAGCTTATGTTGAGTTCCAAATGGTCCAAAACCGCCGTAAGAATAAGCAAGACCATACATGTTACCAAGAGGCCAGCTTTCACCGATAGTCCAGATTACCTTATCTGCAGTACCAGTAGCGTTGTAGCTACCCATCATGCCGCCTTCATTACGGCTTACAAGGTAATTACTAAATCCAACTCTGCCAATATTTTCCGTAGTGTTTAATCTACTGCCGCCATTTGGATCGCTATAATACCCAGTGTCTTGACTATCGTAAAAGATAGGAGCACGAAGACTGTTGCCGCCAGTTAGATAGTTGTTTGCATACACAGTTCCGTTTGAAAGGAATTCCATATTTTGGAATCTTGTACCAGACGTGTTTGTGTTATAAACAACAATATCGCCGCCAGTAGTATATCTCATGTAGCCTTGGCCATAAGACGTATTAGGACGTCCAAAGCCAGATGGAGTACCACCATCGTTGGTTACGTTAAATCCGAAACCACCTTCGTTCCATGTAACGCCGGGTTCAGACACCCACCAATGCATAGATGAAGTAACACCAGAACCTAATTGGTTACCTTGAGCAGTTACTCTAATATTAGAATCGCCATGTCCGCCAGTTACGCTTAGTTTACCGCCGTTGTTGGCAGCAAGACCAACGCCTACTGTTGCTATTCTAGCACTGCTGTTAGGATCTACGTAATAAGTTGTATCTTGGTTGTCATAGAATATCGGCGCACGAATGCTTGAACCACCAACGTCTATCCAATCGCCGCTAACGATTCGCATGCGCCAGCTTCCGCCGTTGTTAAGGAAACCAATGCTATTATCGTTTTCAGCATAAACATAACCACGTGCAACATCACCTGCTGTAGCCATCAAAATCTGTGATGTAGATGTGGTACTGTATAATCTAAAACGTGAACTTGTATCAGAATACCAATGCATCGCAGTAGCTTGGTTATAAAGACCAGTGCCGCTGTTATCATTGCGGAACCAACCACGAGCATAAAACTGATCAGTTCTAAAATCACCAGCATGGTTTGAAGAACCGTTTAGATTTAAGTAATACCCCGTATTATCTAGATCGTAGAAGATTGATGAACGAACAGATCCAGAACCAATAAATGCTGAATAAGTACCAGCATCACCAGAACCACCATCTGTATAGATATCTAAGCCAGACCCACCAGTTCTAAATCTTGCATTTTGTCCATCATCAAGAGGAGAAATCCACACAAAGTCAGTATTGTTGTTATTCTGAATTTGCAGCGCGGATGTCCAATTTCCGGGATAAGCCCCGAAGTTAATTTCTGCTTGTCCGTCAGATTTAATAGTTAACGCACGAGTTCCTGAGCTTGAACCCGCTGTATTAACTTTTAGATATCTTATAATGGATGTATCGGTAGGATCTACACGATATGAAGTATCATTGCTATCATAATAGATAGAAGCATACAAATCATTTCCAGCGCCTGGGTTTTCGTTATAAATTGTAACGTTTCTAACAGTAGAATACGCAGTTCCAGAACCCCAAGTTTGTTGCCTAATACGCATTCCAATACCGGATTTTAGGAATGTTATAAGATTATCTGAACCACCAGACGCATCTGTATAAGATCTTAAATGCAAGTAATCGGCATATGGTGCCGAATCGTTGTTAGCCCAAGATGTAAAACCAAAACGCATTCTGGCAGCCGGATCTTCACTTGGCGCAATTGTTCTGTTATCTCTGCTTAAGAGTAATTCAGAATATCCATTAACGCTACCACCAATTACGTTATCAACGTTAAGGTTTAAGAGTCTTGATGTGCCGTTACCATCAATTAAATACGCTGTGTTATCTGAATCATAGAAGATTGGTGCACGGTAAGATCCGCGAGCTTCCATAAATCCAGAACGTGAACGCTCTTCCCATGTTCCATTGAAGAAGATTTGAACATCTGAAGTTTGCGCAGCTAAAATAGCCCATTGATTGTTAACATCGTTGTAGATACCAGCATTACCTGGACCACTTGACATAAACACCCACTGATTATTAATAGAGTAACCAGCCCAACCGTTTCTATATCCGTTTACTGCAATAGAACCATAATCATCAGACACAGAATCGATAGTATATGTAGAACCATCAAGTTGTAGTTGGTTAGCTCTTAGAACGTTAACAACAGATGTTGATGCAAAGTCACCATAATAATTAGTGTCATTTGAATCATAGAAGATTGGAGCTCTTAATGAACTACCAGCTTGCAAACTGTTATTAACGTAAACGTTATTAGCACCAAGCGCGTCATTAGCATTGTTGATAGACATGACCTGCGTGACCATAGTATAATCATCATAAAAACGCATGCCTTGATAGCCTGAATTTGCTCCAAACTTAATACCAGTGTGGAATGCAATTCTTAAATCTGGATATGGGAATGACCAAGCTCCAGCTTCTTGATAGATAGAGTAAGCACGAGTACCTACACCACTATCGCCGCCTTCACCTTTAAAGTTAAGATGACGAACTGTAGTAGCTTCAGCATTTAAAGCGTTTAAGTTAGATGTTGATGCAAAGTCACCGTAGTATCCAGTGTTATCATTGTCATAGAAGATAGGTGAACGCATAGAGCCATAAGCCCAAACGTTGCTGCTTCTGTCTATTTCAAGAGAAGTTGTACCCCAACTACCGTTTCTATGGCCGTGATCGTATTTAATTCTAAAATTACTATCAGTAAATCCAAAACCTGCAGACCAAGTATTTGAGTTATATCCAGATGAGAATAGAATAGATGGTCTATCTGTACCAGCAGTGCCTTCAACTCTAAACTCGCCAGTAATACCGTAAGAATGATCACCGCGTGTGTTTGTAACAATTAATGTATTGTCAGTACTTGCGCCAGTTTTTGTAATTGCTACTACTGTACCAGTGTCACGACCCAGATTAGTAAATCCGTATGGATCTACGTAGTAAGCGTTGTTGCTTCTATCTCTAAATAGGTTAGCGTCGATAACATCAGATGTGATATCATCAACAGTTAAGTCACCAGTGATAGTTGCATTTCCACCAACGCTCAAGTCAAAATCTGTTACAAGGTTGCTTAAGTGATTTACGCGCTTTAAAACTGGAGGACCGTATTCACGAAGAGCAGGACCACCTGCGTTCGGATAGTTCATAAGAACAATTACACGAACATACTTACATGCACCACCGTCAGATCCACTAAACGGAGTATGTGAACTAGGAATTGTAGTATGACCGCGGAATGTTTGCCAGTTAGTATCTGTTACGTTGTTGCCACCAACAACGAAATATTCAATACCATCATTGCCAGCAATTGCAAGTTTGTCTTTATCATAGCGGCGAACACCCATATAAACAAGACCACCAGATCCAGAAATATATCTTACAGCAATTTCACCGTAAATTTGTTCTCCTGGTTCAACTGGAATATAATCAGAATCAAAAGTACGATATTGATTTGTTCTTAATGCATATGTAGAAGCAAATGGGCCGTTGTTATTTTTAACATATTCTGCAGTAGTATTTGTCGCGTTTGCTTCAGCGCCTTGCATTACTTTAATAACACGTTTTTCCCAGTACTCAGTACCGTCAAACATCATTGTATCGCCAAGACCGGATCCGTATGTTTTTAAGATACCTAGATCTTCGTTACCACCGTTGATTTTAAAATCAGCTGCTGTTACAGCACCTTGGAAATACGCAGCACCATTATCAAGGTCAATAGCTGCTCTTAAATTTCCAGCACCGACAAACGAAATCATGTTATCGCCAAACGGCGTGTAACGATAAGCAGCTGACGTGTTAGTAGCCCAGAAAATACCCCAGTTTGTAGCAGTGTTCCAAATAAATTGGTTTTCATCTTGCGCTAGCAAGAATGTGTTTGTTGAACCACTATCAGCAGTAAAACCTTCTCTAAAGATTCTACCGTTTACTTTGATTGCGTTGTTTGCGTTACCAGCCGCAAAGTTTGCAAAATAGTTAATATCGTCACTATCATAGAAGATAGGTGAACGCATACTAGTTGGCGCAAAGCCATAACCGTTTTCAGCACTAAGCTGATGGACACCGTTAGCGTATAATCTTGTCCAAGAGTTTTGAGCTGCTTCTAATGCCCACTCATTGTCAGTGTCATTGTAAATACCGGCAGACGCTGCGCCGTTTGACATGAAGACCCAGTCATCACGAATAGCGTAACCTGCCCATGAACCTGCACCAGTAGTACCTTCTACACGAATAGTACCGTAATCACCCGCTCTGCTATCGATAAATGTTGTTGCGTCATCAACCTGAAGTTGGCCAACACGAACAATGTTCATTATTGAAGTAGAAGCAAAGTCACCGTAATATGCGGTGTTGTTGCTATCATAGAAGATAGGTGCGCGGAAATCGCCACGAGCTTCAACATAAGCCGATGAACGTGGGCCTCTCATTGCCCAGTTGCCGCTTATACTATTATCATAACCAAGGAGACCCCATTCGCCGTTGCCTAGTCCAGTTAATGTAGTTGGCTGGCCTGTAACACTATTGATAGCTGCATTACCGCCACGATATGCAAGAGCCATACCGTACTTATCTTGATCTGCAGTTGTTGAATTATGTTCTGCAAAGAAGATACGACTTGAACCTTCGCCACTAGCGTCAGTGTCGCCTTCAATAGATAAGAAACGACCTTTTACGTTTGAACCATTACCAGGAACACCAAATGAAACATTGTTCATTATTGATACTGAAGCTGGATCTACATAATAAGTAGAGTCATTACTATCGTAATATCTTGGAGCGTAAACGTTAATTGCAAAATCAGCAGAGTCTGCGTCTATGTTAAAGCGCTCAGTGCCGTTTGTAAATAACTTAAAGTTGTTATTTCCAGCCCAACCGAAGTAAGCATCAGTGTTGCCTCTATGACGGATATAATCATCAACATCAATACGAGACATGTTTGATGTTCCACCGAAATCGCCATAATAAGCATTGTTATCGCTATCATAGAAGATTGGTGCATAAACGTTAACAGTAAAATCTGCTGAATCGTTATCAATGTTTAGGCGTTGTGCGTTACCAGTAAATACTCTGAAAGTATCGTTAGCTGCAAAGCCAAAGTAGTTATCAGTATCACCGTTATGACGAATGTAATCGTCAATATCGATACGGTTCATTACTGAAGTACCAGCTGGATCTACGATGTAAGTGTTGTTACCTGCATCAATGAATCTGGCACCAGTAATATCACCAGTTGTAGAGATGGCTTTATTACCACGAACTCTAACTGTAGCAGTATCGTTCATGTAGAAACCGCCACCGCCACTAAATCCTAATTCATTAACACCAAGGAATGTGGCTGAAGTGATTGCTGTATTAGCACCGTCTGCACCGTAAATACTAATGACATCATTTATAGATCCCATCGAAATACTGCCTGTGACGTGCAATTTATTATTTGATGCAGTTCCGGTAGCAATAAAGTTTGTAGCTGCGTCTGTTACTGCGTATGTAGTTGAATCGTTATTAACAACAACATCACCGGTATTTAAAATTGCAAATAAACCGCCAGCACTTGAAGTGTACCAAATTTGATTTCCGCCGTTATCATTAACGTGGAAGATATTACCAAACGAGTCTGTTCTAATACTGTAATCAACTACGTCAACGTCACCTAAACTGAATAATGAAGTACCTGCCGCAAATGGGTTATTTCCTTGCGCAGTTTTCTTATTAACAGTAAGAGTTGCTCCGGCTGTAAGTGTACCAACACCAACGTTACCGCCGTTTGGTTGCATTACTAACGGGAAGCTAACATTATCTGATTGGCGACCAGATTGCAATGCAACAGCATAGTTTGCAGCAGCACCTAATGAAGCAACGTGAAGATGAACATCTGCTCCACCAATTCGCGCAGCAGAATTAGCTAAAACAGCAAGACTGTCTGGGCGTGTTAAACTGTTGCCAATCGTAGCTCTACCAGTAACATCAAGTGCGCCAGTAATATTTGTATTAAGGTTAATAGCTACTGCTGTTGTATTAACAGCAATTTGTTTTACACCGTTTGTCCATACACCGAATTGGTCATTAGCATCAAAACCAACATAAGTATTTGTATCACCATTGTGAATTAAATAATCATTAGTGTAATATTGTGGAGCATAAACGTTAACTGCGAAATCTGCAGAGTCGTCATCTACGTTTAATCTCTCAACACCATTTGTAAATAACTTATAAATGTTATTTGCTGAGAAACCAAAGTAAGAAGTCGTATTTCCATTGTGACGAATATAGTCGTCAATATCAATGCGGTTCATTACTGACGTTGCAGCAAAATCACCGTAATAAGTAATTGTGTTTGAGTCGTAATAACGAGGTGCATAAACATCAACAGAGAAGTCTGCTGAGTTATCATCGATGTTTAATCTTTCAGCGCCGTTAGTAAACAACTTAAAGATGTTGTTTGCTGAGAAACCGAAGTAAGAAGTGATGTTTCCATTGTGCTGAATGTAATCATCGATACCAACACGATTCATTACTGATGTGCTAGCAAAATCTCCATAGTATGCTGTATTATCGCTATCATAGAAGATAGGAGCACGAGATGAACCTGGAGACAACGTATATGTTGTAAGAATTCTAAATTCGTCGTTACCACCTGCAGAGAAACCTATTGTGTCTACACCGGCTCTATACATTCCAGTGTTAGTATCAGAACCAAACGTGTATGAAGGAAGCGCAAGAGTTCCGTTGCCAGCTTGAACCGTACCCGCAATGTTAATAGAATTGCCGGTATTGTTTAAGTCGGCGAAGAAAGCTTCGTTATCGTAATCATAGAAAACAGAAGCATACGCACCAGAAGTAAATACACCGAATCCGCCAGTAATAGTATTTGATCCAACATCAATATTTTTATTGAAGTTAAAACGATTTAGGCCACCGCTACCGGATATAATTTCAAAGTTTACTGAATGATCTGTAGCATCTATTTCGTTTTGAATATAACGAATATATCCTTGGCTGCTTGTAACGTCAATGTTGAATCTTTGAGCAGCATTGATACCAACGTTAATAGCGTTGTTTGCAGAAGCACTATAGAAGTTTGCAGAGTTTAATTCTGACGTTGAAGCAGGATCTAAGTAGAATGCGTTGTTATTTGAATCATAATAACGTGGCGCATAAACATCAAGACTCGATGTAAGAGCAGTTGTGTTGGCTGTTAATCTTACTACGTTAGCAGTTGATAGCGTAATTGAGTCTGTAGCAAATGAAAGCTTAGTATCAGTGTCGCCATTATGGAATAAATCGGAATCAATACCAACTGTATTTAAAACAGAAGAATTTGCAGGATCTACATAATAAGCATTATCACTACGATCTAAGAATCTATCAGCAATCACATCTCCAGTATACTGGAAAGCAGTGTTTGTCATTAAACCGTATTGAGTACCGTCTAATGTAAATCCAATTCTGCCTGTAGTAGGGAAAGTAATAAATGTATCAGTGTCACCGTTGTGGCGTAGTGAACCTTCTAAATCAATATTATTTAGAACAGAAGTTACTGATGGCACAACTTGATATGTGTTGTTATTAATATCAATAAACTTTTGCGCGTAGATATTGTCTGTGACTCTTACGTCACCAGCTGTATCAACTTTTAAAGCATAATTTAAAGATGCGTTTAAGAAACCAATTTCACCAGCAGACGAATAAATTGTACCGTTTGTACCTGCACCGTCTAAGTAAATATACGCCCCACCACTGCCAGTTCCAACAGTAAGAGTACCTTGTACTGTAGAGTTACCGAGAGCAGTTACACCAACGCTTTCAGAACGAATACGAGGACTACCATTATATAGCAGTTCACCATATGAAATATTAGTTGTTGGATTGTGGAATGCTGCTACACCTGCATTTGCAGCCGTTCCGAACAATCTACCTGATAATAGTACTGTACCACTTGATACGCCAGATGCACCTCCGGCCTCTATGATGAACGAATTTGCGTAAGATGTGATTGCCCCTTGGCGGTTAGAAGTGTCACCCAGAATCAATCCTAGTGATGGTCCGCCAAGTTCCCACTTATCAGAAGCTTCTAACCATTGAAATGTTGAATTAGCTAGTGTGCCACGTTCAACTTCAATACCTGCGTTTTCAGAAGGTGTACTTCCAGTGTAATTACTATTAAGAGTAATAATATTATCAGCAAGAAGAATAGTTTCAGTACTAAGTGTAGTAGTTGTACCTTGAACGGTTAGGTTGCCTGTAATTATCAGGCTACCATTCATTGTATCGCTTTCGTCAGAGCGAAGGAATTGGCTAGAATCTAATCCATCAATTAAGTCAGCGTCAAGACCAGAGTTAGCACCATCATTACCTGCATTCCAGAAAACATTGCCAAGATATGTTGGAGCACGTTTAAAGTCAATACCAGTAGAATTAAATACTAAATCAGTGTTACCATTATAAAGGATATCAAGACCAGCAGTATCATTAAAAAGACGAATACCGTTGCTTTGTCCGGTATTAAGAATTGAATAATCGCCAGCAGAAAAATTAGTTATTCTAACACTTTGACTTGTACCAGCAAATTCTGCAATAAGCGCAGATGGGCCAGCGCTGTTAGTAAATTTTACAGTAGGTGTTGCCGCGGTTGATTGAGTGACTTCAACGGCGCCTGTAAGCTTTGAGCTTCCAGTGACTTGGAGTTTATTTACTCCGTCGTCCGTTGTTGTGCCAATTACGACATTTTCTTGCGATTCTAAGCCGTTCTTGACTATGAATTTTTTATTATTCGCCATTCGGTTCACTCTCCCCAGTTAGGCTTTTTATGAAATTAGATATTGGTATATTTATAACTTTATGCATCAATCAAAGTTGCTACAATTTTAAATGTAGTAGAAATTGAACTAGCTGGAGTTGCTAATATTTGTAATGTCGGACCGACAATTGATACATCGTAATCTGCTAATTCAGTGTTAGTATACACAACACCATATTCGGTTGCAATTGCAGTGGAACCGTTATGCGTTATTAGTAGTTTTGTGATATGCTTTTTTGTTGTTTCTGTTGCTGTAATTAAAACTTCTGCTGCACTAAATGTAGCATGAGCAAAAGCATATATTGCAGCTTGTGAAGTAGACGTTGTTGTCTGCGTTTCAGAAATAAACTTAGATTCTTTTTGAATTATATCTGCATTAACAGTTAAACTGCCAGACATTGTATCGCCGGTAGTATTTACAAATCTAGAATCTGCTTCAGTTTCAGTATAGTAACGATTATCTAGTTGGCCCGCATTTAGTTCTGTCTCAGTATAATAACGATTATCTAACTGTCCAGCATTTAATTCTGTTTCAGTGTAATATCTGTTATCTAATTGGCCAGCGTTTAACTCTGTTTCAGTATAGTAACGACCATCTAAATCCGTTGACGTAACAGCTTGAGTATGCCCAAAGGTATCAAAAGTAATACCAGTAATTACGTTGCCGTTTGCATTTGAAGTATTTGCTACTGATGAAGTATCAGCGTGAGTTATTGTAATCGATGTATTAGAAAAATCGTTAAGATTAAACGAACCGGTTCCAGTGAGACCTGTGTTACCAGTTATGGTTACTCTACCGTTACCAATTTGCGCCCCAGATTGGCTAACTGCTGCAGCAATAATATCAGAAGCATGTTGGCCATCTAAAAGATCAGCGTCAAGACCAGAACCACCACCATCGTTTGTTACGTCAAAGAAACCAAGACCACGAATATCTGCGGCTGTTTGGTCTGCTGTAGCACCATCTTCAATACCATCTAATTTAGCACCGTCTACAGAGACGTCGCGGCCATCAACCGTACCTGAAACTATAATGTTGTTGGCAGTTAAATCGTTTACTGTAATATTGTTAAAGTCTTCAATTGGAACTACGTATGCTGTTCCATCTCCTGTTTGCAATATTAAAGTATTGTTAGAAGAAGTCCAATAAAAATCGTCTACACCTGAGACAGATGCAGTATTTGCAACAGTAATTCTACCATCTTCATCGATAGTAATAATAGGAATTGCAGTAGAAGAACCATACGTGCCTGCAGTAACACCGGTATTTGCAAGTTCAACATCAATACTTACAGTTCCAGAAGATGAATTAGCAGTTCCTGTAACTTTACCAGTTAATTCAACTGTTGTTTTTGTTTGAATATTAAATACAGAACCATCACCGGTTTCTAATGTAATAGTATTATTTGCGTCAGCGTATGTGAAATCGTCTACACCTGCAACCGATGTAGTGTTCGCAACAGTAATACGACCATCTTCGTCGACGGTAATAACTGGAATTTGAGTAGAAGAACCATAAGTTCCTGCAGTAACACCGGTATTTGCTAACTCTGTATCAAGAGTCATTATCCCATTGTTTGAAAAAGCGGTACCAGTAACTTTTCCAGTTAGTGTAAGATCTAAACCATCTTCTAATAAATCTAATTTAGCGCCATCAGCTGCAATATCACGACCATCAACTAAACCATTTACAATGATATTATTTGCAGTTAAATCGTTTACTGTAATATCAGAAAATTCTTCAATGATGGTATCATAAATGCCGCCATCAGCAGTTTCAATTGTAAATGTGTTATTAGAAGATGTCCAGTAAGTGTTCGATACACCGGCAACTGATACTGTATTTGCAACAGTAATTCTACCATCTTCATCAATAGTAATAATTGGAACAAGAGAAGCAGAACCGTATGTACCAGCAGTAACACCTGTATTTGCCAGCTCAGTGAACAGTGTCATAATGCCAGTATTTGAGAAGGCATTACCGGTTACTTTGCCACTTAAAGTTAAATCTAAGGTGGCTGGAGGGACGTTGGTGAAGTTATTATAGTCTAGGTAATATGCACCTGACTGTCCATCTAAAAGGTCAGCATCGAGGCCTGAGTTAGCTCCGTCAACACCTTTTAAAAGCTCTAAGATCGCGTTAGCATCTAAGTTTGCTGATACGTCAATAATTGATTCAGTATTTGCACCCGCATCATATTTTTTAAAGTAAATTTTGCCGTCAGCTGTGTTAATGGCTAATTCGCCAAGATCTAACTGTTCAACTGTAGGTATTCTGCCAGGTACGGCACTCCTACGTAACTTAATAGTTGACATATCTATGTCCCTTTGTTATAATAACCTATGTAGGTTAAATATTAGAATGTTCCACCGTCTAATACATCTACTGCAATTGATACTTTACCGTTGGAAATTGTCGTATTTACGCCATCAGTTCCTTCAATAATAAGTGTAGCACCTAAAGCAATCGATGTATTTGCACCAGCTTCTCCAGCGATACTTATGCTAGGATTAGCTAATTTAATATTTTGAATAGCTCCATCTAAAATGGAAAATTGTGTTCCGGTTAAATTTAATCCTTCTCCAGCCGTATACGTACCAGCACCAGAGAATTGATACCAAACAACAGGATTAACACCAAGAGCAAAAGTTTCAGCGTCTGTTACGGTTGCAACCCAACCTGTACTTCTATTTAGAGTACCGTCAGTTACAAATTGGAAAGCGCCAGGAATCTCAGATGATTCGTTAAAATATTCTCCGCGTGTAAGCACCCACGGAGTAGATGGAGTACC